TTGCGCAAATCTCTGCTGCCGCTCGCTGCCTTCGCCCTCGCCGTCGCGACATTCGTGGGGGGGCCGGCCGTGGCACAGGACGAAGCCGACCTGAGCCGGATCGGCCAGATGAACCTCAAGGAGCTGGCGACCCTGGTTGGCGCCGTGACCCGGACGGTGGGCCAGGACACCATCAAGCTGCAGCCGGCGGCACAGCGCAGCGACTGCGCCGAGTTGATCCGCGCCTCCAACTCGTTTGCGCTCGGCTATCGGCTGCTCGCCGAGGTGCGAGGCTCGCTGGAGGGGAAGCCCGCCAAGGACATCGCGGCGCTGCAGACCCATATCGTGCAGTCGCGCGTCATCACCTTTGCAGCGCGGGTACGGGCCGAGGAATGGCTGAGTCGGCTCTGCGTCAGCTTTCCGATGCCGGCCGACAAGGCAAACGAACCGCGCTACGCCAAGCCGGTGAAACTCCAGACCGCCGAATTCACTCAGGCGGTGATCGAGGCGCGGCAGGCGGCGGAGGCGAACCTGGCGCTGGCGGTAGCGGCGGGGATCGGCAAGAAGTGTCCCCAGGTGATCTCGGCGATGCAGTCGATCCAGCTGTTCGTGCCCTATCTCGAAAAGCTCTCCAAGGATGTGGCCAAGCGCCCGGAGGCGCTCGGCCCGCGCGCCAGCCGCCGCGGCCTCGAGGTGGCGCGGGGCCAGCTGATCAACGCCGGCAACAAGCTCTATCGCGAACTCGGCATCGGCTGCCGCGCCAAGCCGCCGGCCGAGGCAGAGGCTCCGGCAGACGGGGCTCCGCCCGCGGCGCAGTAAGGGGTTCGGGGCCGCGGGTCAAAAAACTGTCACGCAATGCGCTTTTTGCCTTGAGGTGGCGGAGATCACCCCCTATATACCCCCTGCGTCGGCGGCGATGGCCGCACACGAAGGCGCAAAAAGCCAAGGCTTTGATATCTGACGCGGGGTGGAGCAGCCCGGTAGCTCGTCAGGCTCATAACCTGAAGGTCACAGGTTCAAATCCTGTCCCCGCAACCAGCTTTCCCCTACTTGGGGCAGACGCTGTAGAAGTCTTGGGATTGAATGCAGCGAGGGGCCCGTAAACAGTGATGTTTACGGGCCCTTTTGCATTTTGGCCCGGCGCGATTTCGACGCGGGTCACGAGCGCGCGGACCTGTTCGAGCAGCTCGTCGGGCGGAGCACGTTCGTCCATCAGATGATGATGCAGATCCTCGACCATCCTGGCGTAGCGATTCGCGACGCTCGGATGGAGCGTCACCGGCTCGCTAGACTGTTCCAAGGCATCCAGTTCGTTCTGCAGCTTTTGCCGCTCGGCTTCCATCGCAGGCAGTCGAGCCTCGATCGCGGGGGTCACCGTGCCGGCAATTACTCGGTCGACGATCTGCTCGATACCGCGTGTGAGTTCGGCGATGCCGCGTCGCAGCTTGCTGCTGTCGCGCCGGCGGGTCGAGGCGAGGAGCGCTCGCTCCTCATGATAGGCCTTGAGGAACGCGGCGATCATTTCCGGATCGTCGAGGTTCTGGCGCAGCGACTGCAGCACTCGATCCTCGACGAACTTGCGCGCGATCGAGCGGCCGTTGGTGCAATCCTTTCGTTCGCGATGCCCCGCGCAGATGAGGCGGCCACGATTTACGGTCGTGTAGCTGGCGCCACAACAGCCGCACTTGAGCAGGCCGCTGAGGACGTGTCGCGGTTTCCGGACGTATGACGGATGGGGGATGCTTCGCTCGGCGCGACGCGCCTCGACGGCTGCGAACGTGGCGCTGTCGATGATGGCGAGCTGCGGAGCGGCAGCGATGATCCACTCGCTTTCCGGGTTCGGCCGCGACACCCGCTTGCCGGTTGCAGGGTCCTTGATGAAGCGCTGCCGGTTCCAGACGATCTCGCCGGCATAGAGGCGGTTCTGCAGGATACCGTTCTTCCGGATCGCTGAGCCGACGATGGCCGACGCGTTCCATTTGCCACCTCGCGGGCCGGGCACACCTTCGGCGTTGAGGTCCCCGGCAATCTGGCGGCCCGTGCGGCCGGCGAGGTAGGCGGCGAAGATGCGCCGCACCGTCTCTGCCTCAGCCTCGACGATAGCAAGCTCGCCGCGATTGGCGCCGGGCTGGTAGCCGAACGAGCGGCCGCCGCCGATGGCACCCTCGCGCACGCGCGCCGATTGGCCACGACGGGTCTTCTGCGCAAGGTCGGCAAGATAGAGTTCGCCCATCAGGCCCTTGAGGCCGATATGCATGGCGCCGACTTCACCGTCCTGCACCGTCATGATGGCGATGTCTAGGAAGGCGAGTTCCTTCTTGATGCGGGCAAGGTCGGCCTGGTCGCGGCTGAGGCGATCGAGCGCCTCGCACAACACAACGTCGAAACGCCGCGCGCGCGCATCGCGCATGAGGCTGGCAAGGCCGAAGCGATTGACGGTCGATGCGCCCGAAACAGCCGCGTCCTCATAGGACGCGGTGACGGTCAGCCCTTCGCGCTCGGCCCACGCCTCGCACAATGCGATCTGATCGGAACAGGATTTCTCGTTCTGACGGTCGGAGGAGAACCTAGCGTAGACTGCTGCTCGCCTGGTCATTGTCCTCGTGCTCCGTCTCTTTCAGGTGGTCGAGCCGGGCGAGCCGGCGGCCCATCGTCCGCGCGATAGCGAGCAGGGCCTCACGCGCCGCGGCAGCATCGTGCTGCGGCGCGGTAAGAGGTGTCAATGGCGGGTACGCCTGCTTCATGCGGCACGAACGAAGTTCGGCAGTTCCTCTACCACGACGCGGAACTTGCGGCCGCTGGCGGTGGTGATGAGGAAGCTGGCGTCGTCGCGGTCCTCGCACCGGAGATCGGCGGCCTTGATCGGATCAGCGTGCTGCTGATCTGGATCATCGTCATGGTGAAAGTCGCAGAGCGTGACCAGGTGCTGGGCAAGCGCGTCAGCGTGACTAGCTTTTGCCATCAGTCCCTCGCGAACTTGCGCTGCTGGATGATGGCGAACGCCTCGGCGAGGATCTCGGGCCAGAGGTCGCGCAGCTCGTTGGCAGAGTAGCCCTGGTGCAGGCTGGCGAAGGCCTCGACGCTGCAGTTGGCCAGCGGCAGGGCCACAAGCGTGCCTGCGGCTTGGGCGACGCGTTCCTTGCGATAGTCGCGGTCGAGGTCCCAAGGCATGACCGGCACCGCCGGCTGATCGTGGCGAACGACCTCACCTTTCATCAGGCGCTTGGCGGCACCGATATGGGCGCCGATCTGCGCCTCGCTGAGGTCGCAGGTTTCTTCGGCATGGAGGAAGTCGGTGATGGTGGTGGGCTGGCCCTCGAGCCGCTTGCGGCGGATCACTTCCACCAGGCGCTCGGCAATGCTCATCTGAGCGATCGAAGGCGGGATCGGCGCAAGAGGCACCACGTTGAATGAGGTCTGCATCATGCACTCCATCGGTTCTCGATGGCGCATGATGTAGCAACAAATGTTACACTGTCAACCTAGTGTAACAAAATCTGCGTCACCGCCTCCCGATGTGCCAACTCACCTTGCCGAGAATCAGCACGGCGGCGAGAGGCACCTCGAAGTTTTGATAGGCCGGGTTGTCGGAGATGATCGCGACCTTCACCGGCTGCGAGAAGGGAATGCGCTGCAGGCGCTTCACCTGGGGTGGGCTCGAGCCATCGCTGATCATGTAGACGCCATCGCTCATCATGGCGTTCTGCGACAGGTCCACAACGGCGCGGTCGCCGGGTAGATAGGTCGGGATCATGCTGTCCCCGTCTATCGCCGCAACGATGGACTGAGAGGGACTCGTGCCGCTGTCTCGAAGGAAGTCGGCAGGGAACAGCCACTCGCCGGTGATGCGATGGCCCGAGTATGCCTCGCCGTTCACCTCGAGCGTCATGATTTCGCCCACAGCGCCTTGGCCTGCGCCCATCTTGATGTCGAGTTCCGGCAATGCGCCGGCGACGCGCGGTCGATAGGTTTCCCGACTATAGGCCTCACCCTCGAAATCGGGCTCGGGGCGCCAGTTGCTGTCGTGTTCTGGCAAAGGCACGTAGGTCAGGTCAGGCTTGCCCGACGCCGGTGGGGTGTTGAGCATTAGTTGGTCAGCGGTGACCTGCAGGTGCGGCGCCATCTCTTCGGCGCGGTCGCGCTTGAGCTTCCGGTGGTCGTTGGCCAGCCGGTTTATCGTCGCCCGGGAGAGGCCCATAGCGTCGGCCAGTTGGTCCTGGGTCAGGTCGGCGGCAGCTAGAAAGGGGGCGAGCCAGTTCATGTTGCGGTTATCCAACATGACGATGTCGCACGCTATGCCATGAAATGTTACACGCCGCTTGACATGTAACATATTGTGTAGCAGGTCTTGCTACATGCAGCTGGATCGCTACATCGCCGAGCACACCACGGTCACCGACTTCGCCAAGAAGATCGGCAAGAGCCGGATGCAGGTTCACCGATACCTTCGTGGTGAGAACCTCACCAAACGCGTGATCGAGCAGATCTGCGAGGCGACGGACAATGCGGTCCGTCCTGCCGATTTCTTCGAACAGCCGCATGTCACCTCCACTGAAAGCGCGACGCTATGACCCGCTCATATCGCTCGTCGTCGGCAGCCCAGCGGGACGCGATCCGCCACATGCTGCTCGCCGGTATGCGGCCGCGCGACGTTGCCCACGACATCGAGATCGATCCGCGTCGCGCAGAGATCCGTTTACGCCGTCCATCGGCGACCGCCGCGAAGCTCGCCCGCATCACCGAGGTGCGGAAATGAGCAAGCGCTACAAGTTCAGCTACGCGCCTCGCCGGCATCGGCCGGACCACCCCGTTGAGTGGCCCTTCGAGGCGGACATCGTTGCGTCGGCATGCTGGCCCGCCGGCAACTGGCCGCGTCGCCGCGCGATGGCCCGGCCGATTCGTGCGGTGGCGACCTGGTTGCGCCACCTTGCCAGCCGTGCCGACGACCTGGTGGACCTCGTCGAGGGGCAGCCGCTGATCCAGGTGTACTGGCAGGCCGGTTGGGAACGCTCGATGCTGATGTCGAGCAAATACCCCTATGGCTACTTCGGCGACATCACTCCCGAGATCGTCGCGATGTTCGAGGCGCAGCCCGAGCGCTTCGCCGGCACCGATCCGAAGGTCGTTGCCAAGATCATCGCAGCTGCGAGGCAGGCATGATCCGCTCACAGAACGCGCTCGGTGACGAACGTCACGTAGGTCTGGACGGTATCGAGCGCGATCCTGCGCGCCATATCGGCATCGTAGGTGCCGGGACGCAGGTCGGTGACGCCAGTGTCGCCGATGTTGCTTTCCAGGTCGGCCAACAGGCGCCGCACGCACTCGGTCCCTTCCTCGCTCGGCGAGCCGTCGACCCGAGCCACGCCAGCCAGGTAGGCGGCGAGGTTGGTGGCCAGCGCCTGGGTGGCGTTGAGCGCCATCTGCGCTGCCACATACTGCGTCTCGGCGCTGATCTTCATCGCAGTTCCCTTCGGCCCGCGTTCCCCTCGCGCGGTGCCGTGGCCGGGGCCTCGCGCGCTTTCCTCCTCCCTGTAGCGCGCGAGGCCTCCCTTCGTCATGGCGTAAGTGGTGGCGAGGTTATGCCATGCTGACCCGGCGCCTGCCCGAGCGGGTCTATCTGCGCCTCAAGGGAGCCTTCGGCGACCTGCTGCATGCCAATGGCGGCGGGGTCGACGCGGCCAAGCGCACGCGGCTGCAGCAGCCCGACCTCAGCCGTTTCCAATCGACCAACCCCGAGCATGCGCTGCGTTTCGCGCCGATTGACGTGGTCGCCGACCTCGAGCAGTTCGCCGGCGAGCCGTACGTGACGCGCCTGCTCGCCGAGCTGAACAACTGCCTGCTTGTGCCGCTGCCCGAAGGCATGGCCGAGGGCGCGCTCGCGGAACGGACCGGCAAGTCGGCCAAGGAATTTGGCGATGTCATGGTGCGCATCGGCGAAGCGCTGCGCGATGGCGAGATCAGCGAAGACGAAGCGGCGTCGATCCTGCGTGAGATCCGCGAGGTGATGCTCGAACTCAGCGCCCTGGCCGAGGCCGTCCGCGCCGCCACAAAGCGGGAGGATGCCGATGGCTGACGCTCCGATCTCGTGCTGGCTGCACCAAGGCCCGAATTCGCAGGCGACGGTCTGCGTCAGCTTCATCGGCACGCACAAGCAGTTCGCCCTGACCCGTGGGCAGGTGCACGAGCTGCGATCGCGGCTCGAGGAAGCCGAACGGCTGCTCGAACGCGACGACAGCGAAATCCAGTTCCGAAAATCAATCAAGCTCGGGGGCGTTCACGCATGAGCGACGACAGCATTCCCATGTTCTGGCCCGAAATCGGGCCACGTCCGCACCCGTATGCCGCGGTGTTTCGCATGCTCGTGGGCGAGGAGAAGGAAAGCCTTGCGGCCAACGTCGCCGACAAGGGGCTCCAGGAGAAGGTGAAGATGTTCGAGGAGATGATCCTCGACGGTCGCAACCGTTACCTGGTGCTGGTCGACGAAGGTGTGTTCGACCCCGAGATCGAGACATGGCGCGAACGGCCCGACCTGTTCGAAGAGTTCAGCGGCACCCGCGAGCAGGCGCTCGACTACGTCTGGTCGCTCAATGCCGAGCGCCGGCACGACACGCCTAGTCAGCGAGCGATTGCGGCCGAGCGATACGCAAATTTGCGGAACATCACCCAGGCCGAGGCCGCCGAGAAGTTCGGCGTCTCGGAGCGGCAGGTGAACTCTGCCTCGAAGGTGATCGAGAAGGGTGAGCCCGAGCTGGTGCAGGCGGTCGAGGCGGGCACGCTGCCCCTCTACCTCGCGGAACAGGTTGCCGACCTCGACGAGGACGATCAGCGCGAGATTGCCGAACTGCCGAAGCGCGAGGCCTCGGCCGTGGCGAAGCAGAAGCTGCAGGACCCGCCACCGCTGGCGGAGAGCGGCCCGGTGGTGAAGGCCATGGACCCGTCATCGCTGGTGATGTTTGCAGCGGCGGTCTTCGCCGTGGGCGAGGCTGGCAAAGACATCGATGCGGCCACGCTCGATGCGCTGGCGCGCGAACACCGATTGCTGGCTGATGCCGACGGCACGCTGAACCTCAGGCAGGAAGTCCGCCTGGCGTTCGACGTGGCTCGCAAGAGGACCAATGTTGGCGATGGTGATCTGCTCGGCAGTTCGCTGTTCGCGGTGCTGACGGCAGGAATGCACGATGATCTCGACCTGCTGATCGAAGATTATCGGCAGGCTCACAAGCTGTTCGACCAGGCCATGCGCGCTGGCGAAGAAGAGAGGGCCGGCGAGGCGAAGTTGATGCTGGCCGCGCTACTCTGGCACGCGAACGGCAAGTCTCGGAACGGCGTCATTGTCAACGAGAGGCCGGTGGCGCTGGTCAAGGCGGCCACAGCGCCGCTCGGCACCGCTCCAATGTGGGGGCAGAACGGCCTATTTGAGATCGTGGTCGATGGGCTGCCAGCACTGGCACGCTACATGTTTGATGACTGGGGTTTCGGCCCCAGCTTCACGTTCCGCGCCACACGGTTCGATCAGCTGTTCCCCCGTGGCGGCTGGGCGGAAGTGCGGGTGCGTTTCGCCGATCACCTCGGTCGCTCAGTGGCCGAAGCGGCGGATGCTTGTTTCAAGGAACTGGTCGCGCATCATCGGGAAGCAAAGAGGACCACAGCGGACGATCGCGTGGGCCTGTACTACCCGGAGTTCGTGAACCGCATCGATGCGGATGACACGTATGACCAAATGGAGCGCATCCATCGCGGCATGAAGTTGGTTGCCGGCGAATGGCCCAAGCTCCCCCACGATGTCACCGAAAAGGATTGCCGAGACAAGCTCAATGCCTGGAAGAGCTCCGGCCGAGGCTTCCCCAAACCAAAGCACCTGGCCACGCACATCCTGCGGCTGACGGGCGAGGACCTGTTGAGGCCGGTGGCTGACTTCCCGATCGAGGGGCCATACGTCTCGGAAAACAATGGGACCTGGCGGTTCGTGGATGATGCCAGCGACGCCGCCGAAGACGCTGTGGCTGCACGTTTACGCCCCGCGACTGATGAAGGTGCGGATCTGAGCCAGCCAGATTGGGCCGCCGCATACGTGGGCGCCGTCGCATCGCTGACCGAGCCGAAGGGCAAGCTACATCAGTCAACAGCCGCCGACGCGTTGCGGGCGGGTGTGAATGCCGGCATCAGCCGGGCGCAGATGGCCGAGGATCTTGGCCACCCGATCGGCACCATCCTCAACTGGACCCATAAGCTCAAACTGACTGGCCTCGGTGAAGGTCGTTCCGCACCTCGACCTCGCCCGGAGGCTGCGGAATGATTCCCTCCGACAAGGACATCATCGTCTATCTGCGAAGGCGCTCGGGCTTCTATGGGCTGCGAGCAAAGCAGCGCAGCGGCAAACTGGCCGATCGCGATCGTGCAATTGCCCGGGCTTACCGAGAGGACGCTCGCGAGGTCGAGCGGAATGCCGGCACCAGCGACAGCGGAGCGGCCGAGTGAACCTGCCGCTCACCTATCGCGAGTTCCTGGAGGCGAAGATCATTACCGCGCCGGTTGGCGGGTTCGAGGTTGCGCTCGAGGACATCAACCCGCTGCTGAAACCGCACCAGAAGGCGATGGTGCAATGGGCCTGCCGCGGCGGCCGACGGGCGATCTTCGCTGCGTTCGGGCTTGGGAAGAGCTTCATCCAGCTCGAAATCCTCCGCCTGGTGCTGCTGCACACCGGCATGCCGGTGCTGCAGGTGGCGCCGCTCGGCGTGCGCCTCGAGCTGATGGGCGACGCGCGGACGCTGTCGATCGGTGACCACCCCGACATCACCGACGAGCAGCGCGCCGAGCTTGCCACGTGGCTTGCGGCTGGCCCCGGCCGAGGGATCGACCTGAAATTCATCCGCCGCACCGTCGAGGTGCATGGCGCCGGGCACTATCTGGCCAACTACGAGAGCATCCGAGACGGGAAGATCGACCCGCTGGTGTTCGGCGGCGTGTCGCTCGACGAGGCCTCGTGCCTGCGCGGGTTCGGCGGCAGCAAGACCTTCCGCGAGTTCATGCGGCTGTTCGACGGCATGGGCTACAAGTTCGTCGCCACGGCCACGCCAAGCCCGAACGAATACATCGAGCTGCTGGCCTACTCGGCGTTCCTCGAGGTGATGGATATCGGGCAGGCGAAGACCCGGTTCTTCAAGCGGAATAGCGAGAAGGCCGACAGCCTGACCATCCACCGGCACAAGGAACGCGAGTTCTGGCTGTGGGTCGCGAGCTGGGGGCTGTTCGTCGAGCGGCCATCGGATCTCGGGTTCTCCGATGAGGGCTACGAGCTGCCCGGGCTCGATATCCACTGGCACGAGCTGCCGTCGAACCACCTGACCGCCGGTACCGAGAAATCGGGTCAGGGGCGGCTACTTAAGAATGCAGCAGCGTCGTTGAGCGACGCAGCGCGGGAGAAGCGTGAAAGCCTATCGGTGCGGGTGGCCAAGCTGATGGAGCTGCGGGCGCTCGACCCGGATGCGCACCGGGTGATCTGGCATGACCTCGAGGCCGAGCGTCACGCAATCGAGGCTGCGATCGGCGCCAGCGTCAAATCGGTATGGGGGTCGCAGGACCTCGACGAGCGCGAGAAGCGGCTGACCGACTTTGCCTATGGGCGGCTCGGCGAGCTTTCGACCAAGCCGGTGATCGCCGGCCAGGGCTGCAACTTCCAGCGCTACTGCCACTGGGAAGTGTTCCTCGGCATCGGCCACAAGTTCAACGACCTGATCCAGGCGATCCATCGCTGCTACCGATTCCTGCAGCGGCACCAAGTGCGGGTCGACCTGATCTACACGGAGGCCGAACGGCCGATCCGCGACAGCATCGAAGCCAAGTGGCGCCGCCACGACGAACAGCGGGCAATCATGACAGACATCATCCGGCAATACGGCCTCTCGGCCGTGGCCATGGCTTCGTCGCTGAAGCGTGGCATGGGGGTCGAGCGCGTCGAGGTGCGCGGCGATCTCTTTACGCTCGTCAATAACGACTGTGTCGACGAAGTGCGGCAGATGGCCGACGACTCGGTTGACCTGATCGTCACCTCGATCCCGTTCTCGACGCAGTACGAGTACAGCCCGAACTACGCGGACTTCGGCCACACCGACGACGACCGGCATTTCTGGTCGCAGATGGATTTCCTGATCCCCGAGCTGTTGCGCGTGCTGGCGCCGGGCCGCGTGGCGATGATCCACGTCAAGGACCGGATCGTGCCCGGGGGGCTGACTGGGCTGGGGTTCCAGACCGTATCGCCGTTCTCGGACGATTGTGTCGCGCGGTTCCGGCAGCACGGCTGGGCCTTCCTCAGCCGCGTCACCGTGACCACCGACGTGGTGCGCGAGAACAACCAGACCTATCGGCTCGGCTGGTCTGAGCAGTGCAAGGACGGCTCGCGCATGGGCAACGGGCTGCCCGAATATTGCCTCGTGTTCCGCAAGCCGCCTTCGGACAACTCGAACGGCTATGCCGACAAGCCGGTGAAGAAGGCCAAGCGCGCGTTCGAGGCTGGTAGCTGGTCCAATGACGGCTACTCGCGCGGCCGGTGGCAGCTCGATGCCCATGGCTTCCGCAAGTCGAGCGGCGACCGACTGCTGACGCCGGAGGAGCTGCGCGGGCTCGACGCCAATGTCATCTACAAGGTCTGGAAGCAATACGACCTGGGCGCGGTCTACGACATCGAGCGACACGTCTACCTCGCCGAAGGGCTGGAGGAGGCGAGCGGCCTGCCGAGCGACTTCATGCTGCTGCCGCCGCACTCGAACCATCCCGAGGTGTGGAGCGACGTGGCGCGCATGCTGTCGATGAACACCCTGCAGGCGCAGCAGGGGCGCGAGATGCACCTCTGCCCGCTCCAGTTCGACATCATCGACCGGGCGATCCGCCAGTACAGCGAGCCCGGGGAGACGGTGTTCGACCCGTTCGGCGGGGTGATGAGCGTGCCGTACCGCGCGCTGAAGCTCGGCAGGAAGGGCCGGGCCGTCGAACTCAACCCCAGCTACTTCCGCGACGGCTGCGCCCACGTGGCACGAATGGCCGAGGAGCTGGCCACGCCGGATTTGTTCGGGGTGCTCGGTATCGAGGAGACGGCTGATGCCTAAGGTCGATCATCGCCTCGCCAAACCCACTCCGCTCAGCCGCGACGAGATCGGGGAGCTGCGCAAGCGTCCCTCGTCGGCCCTCAGCAACGCGCGGATTTCGGCCGGGCAGATGGCCTGGCTGCTGAACCTCGCACTCGAACACATGGAGAAGGACGAATGAGCGTAATCGTGCATGGACCAATGGCCTGCGGAAAGACGCGCCACGCGGAGAAACTGCGCCAGCATTTTGGCCTGCGGCACATCCGAGACGGATGGTCACCGGGCGATCCTGTCGCGGCGGATACCCTGATGCTGACTGCTGCCGATGAGGTCCATGTCAGTGCTACGCGAAGGGGTGCGCGCGTCGTGAGCTTCGCACGAGCGATGGAGCAGATCGATGGCTGATCTGACCTTTGCGCGGCTACGCGAACATAACCTCCCTCGATGCCGGCGCTGGCACCCCGAAGGTGCGCCACCATGGTCCCTAGATGACTGGCTGCTGGCCTTGGGCGGCGAGGTGGGCGAGGCGCTAAACGTGGTCAAGAAGCTCAACCGCGATCGGGATGGCCTAGCAGGCAACACTCAGTCGCGCATTGAGCTGGTTGAGAGCCTCGGCACCGAGCTGGCCGACGTCGTGATCTATCTCGACATCTGCGTCGGCTGGGACTTCCCCAACCGGCCAGTGTTCCTTGAGAGCGACTTCGACGATCTGCGCGAGGACACCGAGTTCGCCATCAGGACCTATCCATCGAGCGTGAAGTCGCCCAGCCAGCTAGGCAACTGGCTGTTCAAGCGGGCCGGCCTAGACCCTGACGACAACGAGGACGGCCGCGCGTTCTGGGCGCGACAGATCTATCGCGCGGCTGACAATCTGGCGTGTCACTTCGGCATCGATCTGAAGTCGGCTGTCGTCGCCAAGTTCAACGCCACCAGCGAGCGTTTCGGATTTCCGGAGCGCCTCTAGCTGTGGCCCGTCGTGATGTCGTCTTGGCGTTCCATCGCCCTCGGTTCGAGCGGATGCTCAGGGATCTTCGGCTCGATCCCGGCTCGGTGCTGCCCGATGGCGACATGGCGCTGGTCGACGACATCACGCACCGCCGGCTGACCCCGCCCCTCAACAACCAGACGCTGGTCGAAGGCCTAGCCTCGGCCGTGAAGCTCGCAGCGCTGCTGCTGGAGGATGTGCCATGAAGGACTGGAACGAGCTGACCGAGGCCGAGAAAGTTGCAGCGCATGAGGCGAGGCTGAACAGCGGCCACACCTCGGTGGTGCGCTACGAAAAGCGGCTGCAGCTCCTCGCGCGCGCCGACGCGTTCGACGAGGCGATCAGCTTCCTCGCGGCGCACGGGTTCGCCGACGCCTCGGCCGCGCTCGAGGCGGCAGCGTTCGAGCGGGTGAGCTGATGCTAGTCGTCGGCTGCCGCATCGGCGGGCATCTTCATGACCTGAGCCACCAGGTCGCGCGCCTCTGCAACGAGGTGCGCCGGCTGGTTGGTTCGTTCAAGGTAACTCACGATCGAGCCGGCCTGCTCGATGAGCCACAGTGGCGCCCTGCCGTAGTGCCTGGCCTGGCGCACGCCGGCGCGAAAGCGGGACAGCTGCGCCTCGGGTTCGTTGCTCATGGCACCTCAGGCAGCGATGTCGGCGACCGAGATGACGAACTGCTTGCCCATGGCGCGCAGCCCGGCCTCGAGCGCCGGCAGCTTGGTGGCGTGGTAGGGGTCGAGCATGCGGCGGACCTCTGTTTCCGCCTTGCCGAGCTTGCCCGCAAGCGCAGTGCGCGTGGTGCCGGAAGCGCGGAAGGCCTCGATGAACGCGACTTTGGCTGCCGTGGCGGCGCCGATCGAAACCCAGCGGTAGGAGCCGCCAGCATCGGGGCGCTTCCGCGGCTCGGGCAGGGCCCGCATATCCTTGGTGTAGGTCAGGACCGTCACCTCGAGCGCGTCGATCGCGTTGGCGACCGCCTCGTCGAGGTTCTCGCCGGCCGTATTGGCCTCGGGAAAATCGGGGAAGGTGACGACGAAGCCCTCTCCATCTTCCTGGAACCGGGCAAGGTAGGACTGGTGCATGGTGTGGCCCTCCATGGCCATATGCAGCAGCGGCCGGGGCTAGAGCCCCAGCTGCTTGCGGATGATCTTTGCCATCAGTGGAGTGATTTCTCCACTCTTGATGACGCTGAACTGGCCAGCGAGGCGGACGACGCAGTGACCGCCCTTGCCGCGTGCCATGTCGACGACGAGATCGAGGCCGAGCGCTTTGGCTTCCTTGTTGAGTTCCCGGATGAACTGATCGCGCTTCATGTGACGCCCCTCGTTTCGACCTGTCCTTTGTCGCACAAAAATGTTCGAACAGCAAGGGAAATCGAACAAAAATGTTCGAACCCTAGGGTGGCGCAATGAGCTTGCCCGATGAACTTGCGGCCATCCGCGACGAGGCCATGCGCTGGAGCTGCGAGGGCTGGGCGATCCAGAACCGCTGGACGTTGAGCCCCGGCCGGGATCGATCGGGCCCGTGCCCGAAATGCGGCGGCAGCGATCGCTTCTCGATCAACACGGTCAAGGACGTGTTCAACTGCCGGCATTGCGGGATTTCCGGGCAGGGTGTCATCAAGCTGGTGATGCTGGTCGAGGACCTCGAATTCGTTGCGGCCTGCGAGCTGATCACCGGCAGGACGGCCAAGGCGCCGGTCGACCCCAAGAAGTGGGCGGAGGACCGCGCCGCGGCCGAGGCGAAAAAGAGGGAAGCCGCCCACATCGCTACGATCGAGCGCGAGAAGGCGCGGCAGGCCGGTTACATAATCTGGCAGAGTGGCTGGAAGCTACCGCCGGGCGGAATGGTCGACACGTACCTCAAGCGCCGAGCCCTCGACTTCAGTGGCCATCCGGCGATCCGCTCGCTGCACGACCTGCAGCTGAGGGAATACGACCGCCTTCAGTACGTGCACCCGGTCAAGGACGAGCTCGAAAACACGGTCTATCGCACTCTGCACACTGGCCCGGTGATGCTCGCGGCGATCACTATGCGCGACGGTCGGTTCGGGGCGGTGCACCAGACCTGGATCGACCTCGACCAGCCCAAGGGCAGGCTGCTGCTGCCGCTGCAGCCCGGCGACAAGAAGGCGCCGCCAACGAAGAAGATGCGCGGCACCAAACAGGGCGGCGCGATCCGGCTCTACACGCCTGAAAAGCCCCGACGCATCGTGATGGGCGAAGGAATCGAGACGACGCTCACAGCCCTCTGCCATGCCTATGAGCCGGAAACGGCCTATTGGGCTGGCGGCGACCTGCCGCACATGTCTGGCAGGGCCGCCCATGGCTCGGACGGCAAGCGGCTCGAGGCCGAGCCGGACATGAACGATGAAGACTGCTTCATCGCGCCGACCTGGTGCGAGGAGCTGGTGTTCCTCGGCGAGGCCGACGAACCGGGCAAGCACCAGGAGGCGAAGTGCCAACGCGGACTGCTGCGCTCGTGGAACCGCCGGCAGGAAGACAAGTGGCACGACCACTACCACGGCAACGTCAAAGACCTGACCACCATCTACGTGCCGCCCGCCGGCATCGTGCGGGAGACTAGCGACGCATGACCCTATCTGGCGGCACCGACCTCAACGACCTGGCGATGGGTAACCCGGCCGAGGCTGCAGCCCGCGTGCGCGCCGCCATGGCCAACGGCCGGGTCGTCGAGGGCGTGTTTCATGAACCTGACGACGAGGACGCCGACCGCAAAATTGCGGACGACGAGGCCTCGGCCGAGGCTCCGCCCCGCGACCCCTCCGACCCCGGGCCGGATGCTGACGGCATCCTCTCCGACTACGATGCGCCCGAGGATTACAGCGAGGCGAAGCGCATCGTGGCGCGGTTCTGCGCCGAGCTGGACCAGAACGATCGCGACAATGGTCGCCGCCTGGTCGCGTGGTTCGGCGAAAGGCTCTGCTACGTTACCGGCCTCGGCTGGCTGGTGTGGCGCAACACCCATTGGCTGCGCGACGAGGCGGAACTCGATGTGCGGTACCTGGCGCAGCAGGTGGTCGACTGCATCAAGCTCGAGGCGCTGGAAATCGTCGCCACCGAAAAGCAGAGATCCATTCTGCGCATGGCGGACAAGGCCCAGGCCAAGGACGAGGACGAGCGGACCGAAGCCGACAAGCTGCTGATGGGGAAGGCCGTCGCGGTGCGCAAGTCGATCGAGGCGAAGCGCGGCAAGCGCATGAACTGGGCCGTCACTTCGGGCAATGCCGGGAAGACCTCGGCAATGCTGGAGCAGGCGCGCAGCCTTAAGGCGGTGCCGATCGAGCGGCTCGATGGCGACAACATGCGCTTCAACGTCGCCAACGGGACGCTGATCTTCGGACGCGCGCCCGACCCGGAACGGCCCGATGACGATAGCCCGCGCAAGATCGGCACGGTGGAGTTCGTCACGCACGATCGGGCGGACTTCATCACCAAGGTTGCCGATGTCCGTTATGACGAGAAGGCGACCTGCCCGTTCTTCCTCAATGAGTTCCTGGCCAAGGTGCAGCCCGACCAGCGCATGCAGCTGTTCCTGCAGGTATCGACCGCCTATGCGCTGCTGGTCGGCGGCAATGACGAGCAGCGGCTGTTCTACCACTACGGCACCGGCGCCAACGGCAAGTCGGCGTTCCTCGAGCTCGTCGGCCGGATCGCCGGCTCCTATCGATCGATAGCCTCGCCGGACACGGTGACGGGCGATGGTCAGCGGCAGGGGCAGCAGGCGAACCCGGATATCGCCCGGCTGCACAACACGCGCCTGGTGACGATCGAGGAGCTGCCCAAGAACGTGCCGCTGCGTGAGGAGCTGATCAAGGCGCTGACCGGCGGCACGAAGATCCTCGCGCGCTTCCTAAACAAGGACTTCTTCGAGTTCATGCCGGTGTTCACGCCCATGCTTTCCGGCAACTCAAAGCCGGCGATTTCGGGCGCCGACTACGGCATCTGGCGGCGCGTGCTGCTGGTGCTGTGGGGCGTGACGATCCCGCCTGAGGAGCGCATGCACCCCTCGCTGCTCGCCGAACGGCTCGATGCCGAGCGGCCGGGCATCCTCAATTGGCTGATCGATGGGCTGATGCTCTACCTCAAGCACGGGCTCGAGCCATATGTGCCGGCCGAGGTGACCGCCTTCACCCAGGACTATCGCGAGGAGCGCGACAATGTCGGCGTGTTCGCCGAGGTGGCGCTGAAGCGCGAGGAAAACCACAACGAGAAGGCCGGGCCGGTCTACAAGGCCTATACCGACTGGTGCGAGGTCAACGGCCTTCGCGCCGCCTCGCATCGCAGCTTCGGCGATCGGCTGACCGAGCTGGGCTTCAAAAAGCGCCGCGGCAACTACTTCGTCTACCTCGACGTACGGCTCAATCCGACGGCCTCTAAGTTTGACGGTGTACCTGTTCCGCCCAGGGAGCCGGCCGGCGACCCGGGCTGGAAACCCTCGGACATGTGACGCGCCCGGTGAGGGGAGATAGTCCGCGCTTTCGCGCCGCCCCGCACCCCCTCCGGACAGACAGAGAAACGGAAGTCTCGACCCTCTCCGCGCTGCCGCGCGGCGATAGAGGGTCGAGAGAGTTAAGTGATAGTCGAATGCGAATGTCTGCGCGCCAATACAACAGCGAAATCAATACTTTGAAGATATTCTGAGACAGTCTGCGGGCTGTCTCTCGCGTATACGTAGAGGGGGGTGGGGGCGGTCTACTCGGAGCGCGGTTTTGAGCCTTTGGCGGTTCATGCATTACGGGTCGACTGTCTGCACCCTCTTCTCTCTCTCTAAGTCTCTACTGCTGTTCTGCTTTTTCCCGAGAGACAGTTGAGAGGGACTATCTGCAACCCTCTATGGAGCTGCTGATGCCAAAGTGGCGGGATAAGGACGGGGCAGAGCATGAGGATGATCGGCCGGCCGGCGCGATGCGCCGCATCAAGGCGCAGCGGCCAGCGCTGGCTTGGCCCAGCCGCCACCTCGCGGCGCTGCACTGGTATGCGGTGATGACGCGGGCCGGCACCGAGTTCGCCGTCGAGGCGCTGCTCGAGCGGCGCGGGTTCGTCGCACTGGTGCCGATGCACACCGAGTATCGGCGGGCGAACCGATATGCTCAGCGCAAGCATGAGGTGAGCTACCCAGTGGCGCCGCGCTATGTGCTGGTCGGGTTTACGCCCGAGCAGCTGCGTCGCGGCGGCGTGCCGCCCTGGCATCAGGTGTTCTCGATCACCATGGTGAGTTCGGTGGTGGGGCTGGGCGAGCAGCCCTGGCGGATGAAGGGCAAGGAGACGGCCGAGTTCGTCAAGGCGCACGGCAGCACCAGGGCGCCGGAGGTGTATAGCCACATGGGCATGCGCGCGCACCACGAGTTCAAGGCGGGCGACACTGTGCAGGTGGTCGAGGGCTCGCTCGCCGGGCTGACGGTCAAGGTGGCATCGATCGAGGGGAAGGCTGCCAAGGTGCTGCTGCCCCTGTTCGGGAAGGACGAGCAGGAGTTCCCGCTCGATGTCGCCCACCTGGAGCCGGTGGACGGGCAGTAGCACGGGGATTGACAGTTAGCCCGAAGCGCTTCAGCTTCACCCACGGATGATCCGTCGATCTGTCGCAGGCCGCTGACCTTCAGCGCGATACCCGAGCGGCAGGCGGACCCGGCCTCCTAGTTAGGCGACCGCCCGGATCATGTCCCAAGTTTGCAGCCCGCCCTGGCAACAGCGGCGGGCTTTGTTTTGCTATCTCGATGTGTGACCTCCAAGCCAAGCAGGGGGCTCGACCCTCCGCAAATTTGCGGTTGGCCGAGCCCTTGGGTCCTTCCTGGGGTCAAAAACTCATGTGGGGCGGCGAAGCGCTTGTGACGCGGCTGTTTCGGCCTTTGGCTCATGTGAGCTTTAGGTTGATGTTGTTTTTCAGAGAGATCGATGGATACCGGCGACAACGGCTTGCCCGCTGGCGTGGTCGATGCCGTCCTCAACCGCGGCGAACTCGCCCGGGCGCTCAACAAATCTGAACCGACGATCGATCGGTACATCGACGATGGCATGCCGTGCCTGGTCGAGGGCACCAACGGTCGGGCGTGGGAATTCCAGCTCTCTGCGTGCTGGACGTGGCTGCAGGATCGCGACCGTGCCGAGCAGGACAAGCGCTCGGTGGCCGAGACGGCAGTGCAGCAGATGCGCCTTGCCCTGATCGGCGGCAACGATGTCGCCGACGCGGATCGCGTCCTCAGCCCGAAGCAGCGGCAAGAGGCTTACGACGCGGAACGTGCCTTCATGCTCGCGGCCCTGCAGCGCGCCGACCTGGTGCGGCGCGGCGACGTCGTCGAGGCGTGGGAAGAGGTGTTCAAGATTTTCCGCGAGGAGATGACGGCATTTCCCGACCGCCTCGAGCGGGAGGTCGGGCTGACCGGCAAGGCGCTGATCATGGCGATCGAACTTTGCGACAACGTGTTGGCGCAGGCCGAGAAGCGTATCGGACTGCTGACGGGCGACGCGGCCTATAGGCAGGCCGCCGAGTGAGCGCCGAGCCTGACTACCGGCGCGACAGGGGTGTGTTGCCGCCATTCGCCAGCGTGCTCGGTTGCGTGGCGGAGGCGCTGCCGGCCCTGGCGCCGGCCCAGCGCATCACGGTGCCGGCCGCTGCGGCCAAGTACCGTGTCGTCGATGCGCCTGGCTATCGTGGCCCATGGCGCAACGAGGCAGCGCCGCAGATGGTCGAGCCGGCCGAGATGATGACGTCGCGGCGCTTCGAAGGCGTGATCTTCGCTGGTCCGGCGCGCACCCTGAAAACCGATGGCCTGGTGGTCAACGTCATCGCCCACCGGATCATGACGCAGCCGCGCGACCTGCGCGTCTTTCACATGAGCCGCGACACGGCGCGTGAGTTCTCGGCATCGACTATCGATAAGATGATCCGGACCTCACCGGCCATCCGGTCGCGTCTGGTGACCAACCGCCGGTCGGACAACATCTTCGACAAGCAGTTCGCCGGCGGCATGCGCCTGACGATCGCCTGGCCGGTGATCGCCCAGCTCTCGGCGGTGACGCTGCCGGACGTGCTGTTCACCGACTACGATCGCATGCCCGAGGACATCGATGGCGAGGGCGAGCCGTTCTCGCTTGGACGAAAGCGCACGGCGACGGTCGGCTCGACGGGCAAGGTGATGGCCGAGAGTTCTCCGGGCCGTCCGATCCTCGACGATGACTGGAAGCCCGGCTCTCCGCATGAGCCGCCGCCGACCACCGGTATCCTGAACCTCTACGGACAGGGGACGCGCGGTCGCCTCTATTGGCCGTGCCCGCATTGCGGCAAGCGCTTCGAACCGAAGTTCTCGCTGTTCCGCTGGCCTGAGGATGCGCCCGCAGTCGAGGCTGGCGAGCAGGTGCGGATGCTGTGCCCGCTGTGCGCCTTCCCGATCGCGCCCGAGTTGAAGGGCGAGCTGCTGCAGGAATCTGGCTGGTTGCACGAGGCGGCCGATGAAGGCCTCGGCGGTCACCTCGCCGGGCTGACCACGATCGACGGAAACGTCCGGCGCTCGACGCTGGCCAGCTACTGGATGTTCGGGCCTGCTGCTTCGTTCCAGACCTGGCCGAAGCTGGTCGCCGCGTACCTCCAGGCCGAGGAAGCCTATCGCCGCACCGGCGATGAGAAGGCGCTGCAGGTGACGGTGAACGTCGACCAGGGCGATGCATACCGGCCGCGCGCGATGGGCACCGCCAGCCTGCTGACCGAAAGCGAACTGAAGAAGCGGGCGGTCAAGGGCTACGAGCCCGACAGCAAGATCGTGCCTGCCAACACCCGGTTCATCACCGTGCAGGTTGACGTGCAGGCCAACCGGTTCGTGGTGCAGGCCGATAGCTGGGGGCCACTGCTAGAGCGGACGTTGGTCGATCGGTTCGAGCTGTTCCAGCCCGCCGATGCCGACGCGGAGCGCGCGCTCGATCCGGCCCGCTACCTCAAGGATTGGGACTGCCTGTTCGACCTGGCCGAGCGGCGGTACGAAGTCGACGGGACGGGGTACAGGTTGCGGCCTGCCTTTGTCGTCGTCGACAGCGGTGGCGCTCCCGGCGTTACCTCGAATGCCTACAAGTTCTGGAGGCGGGCGCGGCGCGACGGTCTCGGCCAGCGCATCATGCTGGTGCGCGGTAACCACGTGAAAAACGGGCTACCTGAGACGCAACGGCGTGCATTTGTCGCGTTCCCCGAGCGATCGACTGAGAACGGCAGGAAGACGCAGCTCGACGTGCCAGTGATCTGGGTCGGCACCGATGCGCTGAAGGATGAGATCAGCGCGGCGCTGACCCGCGATGAGATCGGCGAGGGATCGTACAATGTCCTCGACCGGGTCGACGAGCGCGTGTTCGCCGAGCTGGCGGCCGAGCGGCGGACCGACAAGGGCTGGGAGAAGCGGCCCGGCGTGCTGCGCAACGAGGCGCTCGACCTCGCGGTCTACGGCAAGGCCGTGGTGATCGTGAAGGGCGGTGAGAAGATCGACTGGAACAATCCGGTCGATTGGGCGCGACCGATGCCGGACAACGCCTATGCAGAAAAGATCGAAGGGTTCGTCGTGCCGGAAGGCGCGGCCGCTGTCGTCCCGCCAGTTGTGGCGCCGCAGGCTGTCCAGCCACGGCGCGACAACTGGTTGGGCGGTCGGCGCAGAGGGTATCTCGGGAGATAGGCATGGCCTGGTCGCAGACGGACATCGACGCGCTGAAAGCCGCCATGGCCAAAGGGGTAAGGCGCGTTCGCTATACGTCGGGTGAGGTCGAGTACCAGTCCGTCGACGACATGCGGAAGCTGCTTGCCGACATGGAGCGCGAGGTCAATCCCGATAACCACTCGTCGCGCCGCGTCGCGCGCTTCGTCGGTGGGTTCTAGCATGAAGGCCAACGCCCTCGATCGCGCCATCCTGTGGGTGAACCCGAAGGCTGGCGCCGCCCGGCTCGCCGCTCGTGCCCAGGCGACGATGCTGCAGTCGGCGTTCGACGGCGCATCGCCATCGCATCGCAACGCCAACCGGCGGTACCGGCCAGGCGACGCCAACAGCGCGGTGATGAGTGGCGCCAAGCGCCTACGCTATGCCGCTCGCGACCTTGAGCGCAACAATCCGCTGGCGGCGCGTGGCTTCAGCGTACTGACCAGCAACGTCATTGGCACCGGCATCATTCCCGCAGTCGCCGGCGTCCGTGGCGCTCGAACCCGCGATGCCCTGCAGGCGATCGTCAACAGCCATTGCGATACGCCGAACATCGACGCCGCCGGCCGGCAGAACCTCTACGGTCTTGAGGCTGTGGCCTTTCATGCAGCGGCGCGCGATGGCGCGTCGTTGATGGTGCGTCGGCGCGCCACTTCGTCCGAAGGCTTGCCACTTCCGTTTCAGGTTGCCGTGCTCGAGGCGGACTACTTCGACGAGCGGGTGCACGGCCAGCTCTCAAACGGCAATTACGCGATCGAGGGTATCGAGTTCAACTCGCGCGGGGCGGCGGTTCGCTATCACCTCTATGACCACCACCCAGGTGACGTGTCCCGCTTCGGCACTTTGAAGAGCACGGCATATCCGGCCGCAGATGTGGTGCATCTCTATCGCATCGATCGCCCCGGCCAAGCGCACGGCGTTTCCTGGCTGGCACCGGTAATGGTGCGGCTCGCCGACTTCGACGAAACCAAGGACGCCTACATCCTGCGGCAGAAGATCGCCGCGTGCTTCGCCGCCTTCGTCAAGAAGACCTCAGCGGCTGGGTCGCCGGAGAATGTCGGGGATCGCACCAGCGCGGGAAACCGCATCGAGACGGTCGAGCCGGGGATGATCGAGTTCCTCGAGCCCGGCGAGGACGTCACCTTTGGCACGCCGCCGGTGGTGCAGGATCTCGAGGCGTTCTTTCGCGTGAACGGCAGGGACATCGCGGTCGGCCTTGGCATGACCTACGAGGCGCTGACCGGCGACCTCAGCGGCGTCAACTTCTCGTCGGGTCGCATGGGGTGGCTCGAGTTCCATCGGAACATCGCCGGCTGGACCGAGCAGATGGTGCTGCCCCAGATGTGCAGCAAGATCGGCGAATGGATCCTCGACGGGCTCCGGCTGATGGCAGCCGTCCCCGCCGGCGTGATGATCGGGTGGACCCCGCCCCGGCGCGAGATGATCGATCCGGCGGCCGAACTGAAGGCCGCTGCCCAGGCGGCCAAGGACGGGCTTGGCACCCGGTCCCGCTGGCTGCGCAGCCAAGGTTACGACCCCGAGACGGTCGATGCCGAGCGCGCTGAAGAACTGGCTCGCGAGCTGAAGCTGGGCCTGTCCTACGACACGAATGTTTCGACCGCGGCCAAGGCCGCTCTCGCCCCGCCTGCGGACACAACCGCGCCGGGACAGCAGGAGACCTGATCCATGCATTGGCTGATCGTGAACGGCGAGCTCGTGCTCTACGGGTTCGTGGGCGAAGGCTATTGGGACACCGACTACTTCACGCCGCGTGACGTCCTCGACGCGCTGCTGCTGCTGAAGGGCGACATCACCGTTCGCATCAACTCCGGCGGCGGCGTCGCGATGGATGGCCTCGCCATCTACAACGCGCTGAAGCTGCACGATGGCAAGGTGACTGTGGTCGTCGACGCTGCAGCCGTGTCGGCGGCTAGCCTGATCGCGATGGCCGGCGACACGGTTCAGATGACCGCCGGGTCGCTGATGATGATCCACGATCCGAGCACGGTTGGCGTCGGCAATTCTGACGAACTGCAGGCCGCTGCCGATGTCCTCGACAAGATGGCGGACCAGTTCGCTTCGATCTACGCGGCGAAGGCCGGGATCACTGCTGAAGCCGCGCGCGAGATCATGAAAGCCGAGACCTGGTACACGGCCGACGAAGCCGTTGCCGCCGGTTTCGCCGACGAGGTCGCCTCGGTCGACGCCAAGGCCGTCGCGCTGTTCGACTATCGCCTCTACCCCAAATCCCCGACTTCGCTGACGGCGCTGGCTACGGCGTCGGCTTCTATGTTCCAGCCAAAAGCGGCAACCGCCGCGCAACCCCAGGAGAAAAGCATGACGCTCGAACAGCTGATTGCAATGCTTGCCGCGCGGTTCGGAAGCCCCGCGGCCGACGTGACCACGATGTGCAACCAGGCCATCGCCGCCGGTATCGAGCTTGCCGCCCTCACCGTGATGTTCAAGGACACGGCCACGCTGCAGGCCGCCAAGGACGCCGTGAAGGCCAAGGCCGCCGAGATGCTCGGCGCGGTGACGGCACCGGCGCCGGTCGCTGCGCCTGCGCCCGCCGTCACCACCATGTCCGCTGCCGACCTTCGCGATGTCTCGACCCGTGCCCTCGCTGGCGGGCTGGACCTTGCGACCGTCAACACCATCATGGCGCTGCCGAACAAGGAAGCCGCGTTCGCCGCCATCATCGACAAGGTCGCCGAGATGAAGGGTACCAACGCGCCGACCGCAACTGCCCAGGTGACCGAGGACGCGCGCGACAAGTTCCGCGAGGGCGCGTCGAAGGCTCTGCTGTTCAAGGAGCCGAAGACCCGCGCGCTCGGTGAGCGCAACGAGTTCTCGGGTCTCAGCCTCGTCGAGCTGGCGCGCGAAAGCCTGATGGTGGCCGGCCACAAGGACGCACGCCGGATGGACCGCATGGTCATGATCGGCACCGCGTTCACCGGCGGCGTCTTCATGTCGGGCGGGATGCACTCCACCTCCGACTTCGCCTTCATCCTGCAGAACGTCGCTGCGAAGTCGGCGCTCAAGGGTTACCAGGAGGCCGAAGAGACCTTCGACAAGTGGACGTCGGTCGGCTCCGCCTCCGACTTCAAGCCGATCAGCCGCGTCGACCTCGGCTTGTTCCCCAACCTCGACAAGGTCGAGGAAGGTGCCGAGTACAAGTATGGCAAGATCGGGGATCGCGGCGCCACCGTGGTGATCGCCACCTACGGCAAGATGATCGCCATCACCCGCCAGGCGATCATCAACGATGACCTGTCGATCCTCGGCAGCCTGCCGATCAAGATGGGCCGCGCGGCAAAGCGCACCGTGGGCAACCTCGTCTATGGCGTACTGACCGCCAACCCGAACATGCCCGATGGTAAGGCTCTGTTCCACGCCGACCACGGGAACCTCGGCACCGCTGCCGTCCCGTCCGAGACCAGCTGGCAGGCCGCGGTCAACGCCATGGGCCAGCAGAAGGACGCCGACGCCATCGCGACGGCGCTCAACATCCGGCCGAGGTACTTCCTCTCGGGCGCGTACGAGTTCACGGCCAAGCAGCTGCTGACCTCGACCGGCTCGCTGGAAAACAGCAAGAGCGCCGCAGTCGCCAACACCGTGCAGGGTCTGGTCGAGCCGATCACCGATCGCCGCATCACCGGCAACCAGTGGTTCATGGCGGCCGACCCGAACCAGTTCGATACCATCGAGGTGACCTACCTCGACGGCGTGCAGGAACCGGTGGTCGAGAGCAAGGACGGCTGGAACATCGACGGCACCGAACTGAAGGTCCGGCTCGATGCCGGCGTGAACCCGCTCGACTATCGCGGCCTGTTCAAGAACCCCGGCGCCTGATCGGCCGACGACGAGATGATGCTGCGAATGGGGCGCCTCGGTGGCGCCCCATTCGCTTTCCCGGCCCTGCATCAGGCCGTTTCAATCTCGGAGAGAGACATGAAGAACTTCATTCAGACGGGCCTTGTCATCGACATCGTCCTTGCCGCGAACATCGCTTCCGGCGCCGGCCTGCTGACTGGCCAGCTGTTCGGCGTTGCGGTCAAGGCGGGGGTGATCGGCGACACCATCGGCGTCCAGACGGAAGGGGTCTTCGACCTCACCTATGGTGTCGCCGCAACGGCTGCCGTCGGCGACCTGATCTATTGGGACGACACGGCCAAGACCGTGACAAAAACCTCGACCTCGAACAAGAAGATCGGCATCTGCGTCAAGGCGGCGGCCTCGGCCGATGCCACCATGCGCGTCAAGCTGGTCCCGACGATCTGATGCGTCGCGACCTGGTGGAGGCGGTGCTCGACGCCGCCTCCTTCGCCCTGTTCGAGGATGTTCTCTACACCCACGCGCCCGCTGGTCCTGCGCTGGTCAAGAAGGCGATCTCGGGTGTGGAGATCATTTCCGAGCGCTTCGAGATGCTCGGCCGGGACATGCGCGGCGCGACGCATACGACCCGGGTGCTGCTATCGAAGCTGCCGACGATCAGTATCGGCGACGGCCTCGACGATGGCGCGCAATATAGGGTGCTCGATCTCCAGCCGGTCGGCGACGGCAGGTTCGAGGTCGAGGCCAGCCTGCTGAAGCTTTAGACGCCGATGCGCCTCGAGGCCGCTCTGCTCGGCAATCTTGAAGAGGTGATGGCCGCCGAGCTAGACGCTGGCGCGCGTGCGGTCACCACCGGCACGCGGTCGACAGTCGATGTGGTGAAGAACCTGCTGCGGTCGCAGACCATGGCGGCGTTCGGGTCGCAGCAGTTGGCAAACACCTGGCGCGGCGTTGCCTATCCGAAGGGTGGCAAGGTCAGCCTTGGCGCCGCGGGCACGGTGTTCTCGAATGCGCCGCACATCGTCGAGGCGTTCAGCGCTTCGACCACGATCCGCAGCAAGTCGGGTTTCTTCCTCGCCATCCCTTCGCCTGAGGCGATGACGATGCGCGGTAGTCGAAAGGAACGACCGACGCCGGACAGCGTCGAGCGCCGGCTCGGGCTCAAGCTGCAGTTCGTCTATCGCCCTGGCAAGGCCTCGCTGTTGGTGGCGGACCTTCGGCGCCGGACCGGCAAGCGTGGCGGGTTTGCCGCGCCTTCGGCGCGCACCCGCACCACGGAATCGGTGGTGCTGTTCTTTCTCGTGCCGTTCGTCCGGTTGAAGCAGGTCTTCGACATGGAGGCGACGGAGAGCCGTGCGCTGGACGACCTCGCGCGCAACATCCTGGCGGAGTGGAACCGTGACCGTTCTTAAGCGCGAACAGATCCTCGCCGCCCTGGCGATCGCGCTCGGCAACATGCCGCGCAACATCCCGCTCGGCGACATCAGGCCGACGATGCCACACAAGGCGCTGCACGATGGCGACGCCGAGCTGGTCGAGGAGTTTATCAATCCGCCGGTCTACGAGTGGACCATTCGGCCGGTGATGTTCTTCGTCGTCGCCTGGCCGGAACAGACCTCGCCGGACGCCGCGCTTGCCGCATTGATCGAGGCCGCAGCGACAACACTCGACGGCATCGTTGACCAGCTTGGCGGGCTGGTGACGGACATCCGGCCACAGGCCCCCAACTTCGCGCCGCAGTCCCTCTGGGGCGCGGCGAACATGAAGGGCGCAGAGGTGGCCGTCGAAATCGACTACTGGTCCGAGAGTTCGCTCGGCTAACCCTTACCCCATCGGAGAACCGCTATGGCCAAGCCGCGCGCGCAGGGCGCCGACGTCGTTACGCTCATTGCCAAGGAATCTGTCTACGGCACGCCGCCTGCCGGCAACTGGCGCCGCATGCCGTTGCGCTCGGACGATGTTAGCGCCGCGCAGGGGCTCGAGGATGATCCGACCTGGAACCTGCCGACCGCCGACGACGGCGATCCGTCGTCAGCGGCCATGACCGTAGCCGGCGACATGGTGTTCCCGATGGACGTGCGCGGCCTCGGCGTGTTGATGACCATGGCGCTCGGTGCGTCGACGGTCGTCGAGACGACGCCGGATGTGCTCTGGACCCATACCTGGAAGTCGGGGGGCGACCTCTTCACCTATTCGAAGCAGGTCGGCCATCCGAAGCTGACGACGCCGAAGTATCGTACCCAAGCGGGGCTGAAGTCGAACGGATTCAGCTTCCCGATGGCGCGGAACGGCCGGGCGCTGCTCACCATGCCGTTCATCGCCCAGGGCGAAATCAAGGACGTCGCCAGCCGAGACCCCACCCCCGATGCCTACGCGTACCTGCCGTTCGACAACGCGACGGGCGGAGTGAAGATCGACGGGGTGGTGCTCGCCAGCCTTACCGGCATGCAACTGAACTTCTCGAACTCACTCGAAGCCGTCGAGACGATCCGCGAAGACATGAAGATCGATGGTGCCGACGAGACGCGCCGCACCTGCTCCGGAACCGCAAATTTGCGGTTCGGCAGCGACGAGACGATCGACGACCTGGTTGACGACAAAACGCCGTGCGAGCTGACATTCTCGTTCAAGCTGCAGGCTCAGCCGACCTGGACGTTCATCGTCACCCTGCACCGTGTGTTCTTCGAAAAGACCAAGCAGTCGATCGGCGGTCCGGGCGGCATCGAACAGCCAACGGCGTTCCGCGCTGCCTACGACGAGACAGCCGGCTGCATGATGACGGTGACGCTCGCCAACGACGTCGAAACCTACAACTAGGACTGGCTCGGCATGTTGAAGCTCTACAAGCCAAGCGCTCCCAGGTGGGTGGAGTTGCCGGCCGGCGGCGCGCTGTTGTGCGTGCCGGTCTCCACGCCGTTGGCCTATGCCGCTCGGGCGCGAGCCGATGCACTGCTGGTTGAACTGCAGTCGGCTGGCGAGGTGGTGACGAAGGCTGGCGGACACATCGTCGATGTACCGGACCTCAGCACACCAGAAGGGCTCGCCGGCACCCGGCAGTCGTTGTTCGTAGTGTCGCTCGCCGAGCTGGCGGCCACCGACTGGCGTGGCGTTGGTGACGACGATGGTGCGCCGCTGAAGTTCGATGCTGGCCACATGGCAGGGCTGATGGCTCATCCCGGCGTCGCCGACGCGTTTCAGGCGGACTACCTCAGCCCGGTCTACTCGGTGATATCCGAGGGAAACGCCTAACGGCCCTTGCCGATTGGCACTTTGGCAAGGGCCGGGGCCGAACCTACTGCGACGGGTGCGAGGCGGCTGGAGCCGCCTGCGCCACCACCACACCCAAGGACTGCGTCTACCACCAACAGGCCCGCGACCGGACGCCGGTCGCATGGCCTGGTCGCTGTTCCTTGACGACGCATGGCGAGTGCGGGTGCTCGGCATGGGCTTCGTCGCCGGCGTCGATACGAGCCGCGCCGAGGCGCGGCTCGAAGCGGCCGGCGTCGATCGGGAGGTCGCAGAGGATCTCCTGTCGGCCTGCGAGCTGGGATTCTTCACCGCGGCGAATGAGAAGGACGATGTCGATGGCGCCAAAGAGTAGGGAAGTCGGCATCCGTCTCAGCGTCAAGGATGCCGAGGTGGCCAAGCGCGCCCTTGCTGCCTTCGGTACGGATGGGCAGGCCGCCCTGAAGCGGATCGAGAATGCGGGCAAGCCGGCCTCAGTGTCACTGCACGCGCTGAACGCGGCGACGGGTGGCGCCCGGGCCGCGATCAGCGGGTTCGTCTCCGGTGCTGTTGCGGGCATCGTGCCGATCCTGAGTTTGTCGGCGGCGATCAGCAGTACTCGGGCGGCGCTCGAGAAGTTCGGAGCGATTGCTGACCAGTCGAAACGGTCGGGGCTAGACACCGAGTTCTTCCAGGGTATCGCGCAGCAGGCGAAGCTTGCGGGCATCGAGGTCGGAACGACGGCCGCCGCACTTGCAACCTTCGCGCAGAACTCCGGCCTCGCCGCTGAAGGCCGAGGCCGGATGGTCACCACGCTCAAGGCGCTCAATCCTGAGCTGCTGCGCAACATCCAGCTGGCGACCACGCAGGAGGAGCGGGTTCGGCTCGCAGCCGATGCGATCAACGCCGCCACCTCGGCTGCCGAGAAGGCGGCGCTCTCGGGCGCCCTGTTCCAGAACAAGGACCTCGCTGCCGCATTCGAGGGTGGCGCGGCTGCCCTCGATGACTTCGTGCGCAAGGGACGTGAACTGGGGCTGATCGTCGATCGGGACGTCATCGCTCGCGCCGACGAGCTGGGAGACTCGCTCGATACGGCGTCAGAGATCATCGACAACAACCTGAAGCAGGCATTGCTGAACCTCGCGCCGGGGCTCGCCAACTTCGCCGGCTGGGTTGCGATCATTTCCGCCAACATCCGCGACATGGTGGATGCGACCAAGGCCCTCGAAGATCGCTCGAGTGCAACGCTCAACAACCAGTTGCGCGATCTCGGCATCGCCGACGTCGGGCTGGAGAACCGCGCGATCGACGTGCAGGGTCGGCTCAACAATCCGAGCCTGCTCGATCAGTTGAACCGCGGCGCGCTCGAAGCCGAGCTTGCAAAGATCAAGGCGGAGCGCGAGGCCAACCAGGCGCAGCAGAAGGCGATCCTCGACCAGCTCGCGACGCGGACACCCGTCGAACCCGTGGTGCCGCTCGACACGCCCGACCTGCCGACGTCCGACGAGGCGAAGGCGGCGATCAAGGAAGCCGAGGCGCTAACCAAGCGACTGCGGACCGCGACCGAGGAATATGCCGCGACGATCGCCGACCTCGGCCAGAAGCAAGCGGCGGGGCTGATCTCGCAGGAAACCTACAACCGGGCCGCCGGCGAGGCGGCGCTGAAGTTTGCTGCGGCAGCCGATGGCAGCGACGCCTACGCCGAGGCGCTCGCGCGCCTCGACCAGGCGAAGGCGGCCGGCATCATCACCGAAAAGCAGTACACCGATGCCGTGGAGAGCCTGACCAAGCGGCGGCTGATCGCGCAGAACGATTGGGTTGCCGGTGTGCAACTGGGGCTGATGCAGATCGCCGATGGCGCCGACGAGGTGACCAGTTCAGTAGCGCAGGCAGTGAGCGGCTGGGCCGAGAGCCTTGGCACTCAGGTCGGCGACGTGTTCCGCACCGGCAAGTTCGCCTGGCAGGATTTGGTGAAGACCATGCTGGCTGACATAGCGAAGCTCGCGACGCAGCAGTTCATCACCAAGCCCCTGGCAGGGCTTCTCGGCAGCGTGTTTGGCGGGCTGCTCGGTGGTGGCGGCGGGCTCACACCGCAGCCAGTCACCAATATCGGTTTCGGCAGCTACGGCAGTTTCGACACCGGCGGCTGGACAGGCGACGGCAACCCTGCCGATCCGGCAGGCATGGTTCACCGCAAAGAGTTCGTGGTGAAGGCTGGCCCCGCCGCCCGGTACCGCAGCGCACTAGAGGCCATCAACGAGGGGCGGTCCCTTGCGGGCGGCGGCGCTATCACGTTGGCGCCAACTTACAATGTCGACGGCTCCAGCCTGTCGCCGGGGCAACTGCTCGCCGTGCTCGACCAGCACAGCTCGATGCTGCTCGACCGTGTGTCGGGGATCGTAAAACGTGACGTGAAGAACGGGGTGTTCAATTGAGCTTTCCGAGCGGCCTGCTGTCGATCGACTTCGCCCCGTTCTTCCCGGTCGAGGAAGCGCGCGACGATGGCGGCAACGTGTGGGAGACGCGCGATGCCGACGCCTATTGGCAGGGCCGCGGCACCACCGGTAAGCTCAATTTCGACCGGCTGCAGGACTGGGATGGCTTCATGCTCGACGCCATGCTCAATCGCAGGGTGATCGAGTTTATCGATCCGATCTACCGCTTCCCTGCCCATTACAGGAACTCGCCTCTGCCGGGCGGCTTCAGTGGGACCGGCCAGGTGGCAAGCCTGCTCGATCCGTTGAACCCCGCAGTGCAGGGCTTGCCGGTGGGCATGGTGTTGAAACGCGGCGACCGGATCGGCTTTGCCGACAGCAACAACAAGACCTGCCACGTCATCACCGCCAACCTGGTGGTGAGCACTAATGTGGCGCAGCCGATCCCCGTCGTGCCGCCGGTGCTGCCGAATGTGTTCGGCCCTGGCGATGAGGTGATGCTTGTCGACCCGGTGCTGCGATTGAACATCGAGCCGAACAGCTGGTCGGCGCCTCGACGGGCTCGACAGGACACGGTCGGCACGTTCTCGGTGATCGAGGCGAGTATCGTCACGTGAAGAACTACGGTGCCGAGATCGAGGCGCAGCTCGCAGCCGGCAGGCTTCGCCGCCGCCTCGCCGTCCGCTTCGACCTTCCATCCGGGCAATATGGCTTCATCACCGGCTTTCGCGGCAACATCACCCACGAGGGAACGCTCTACGTGGGGTCCGGCGGTCTGATCGAGATCACCCAGCCCGAAGCCAAGATGTCGGCTGAGGCGACTGAGGTGACCGTCTCGCTGGCTTCGCATCGCCGGATCAATGGCGAGGTGGTGCAGCTGTTCGAGCCGCACCTGCTCGACACGATCGAGGACGAAGTCTGGTTCATGCAGCCGGCCGTGGTGCAGCGGTTCTGGTTCAACGCCGGCCGGCAGCTCGAGGACGTGGAGCAGCTGCACCTGCGGGCGATCTTCTCGATCGAGCACAAGAAAGCACGGACCGGCCGCCGGATTGAAGGGCGGCTAATGGCGCCATCGGCGTTCGCCAAGGTGTTCGAGGCGAAGCCGAACGGGCCCGACCTGCAGAAGCAGATCGACCCGACCGACACGAGCTATGACGACATCCTGACGGCGCTAAGCGACCCGATCTACTGGGGTCGCGAAGACCCCAAGGCCAAATCCGGCAAGAGGTAGACCCCGTGACCGACGTGACGAAACCGACCCGGCTTCGGGGCTGGGAGCTGGCGCTTGCCGACGTGGTGGCGAACCATGCCGGCCTGCCTTTCGAATGGGGGCGCTCCGACTGCCTGACGCTGGTCGCCGATGTGGCGCTCGCCCTCACCGGCGATGACCCGTTGGCGACCTTCCGGGGGCGCTACACGACCGCACGAGGTGCCAAGCGCCTGATGACGGGCGCGGGCTTTACTGGCCTGCCTGAGGCCCTTGCCGGCTCGTTCGAGGAGGTGGCGCCGGCGATGGCGCGCCGCGGCGATTGCGGCCTGGTGGAAACGATGGTGCGCGGCAAGGTGGTGCTGGCGGCGGTTGTTGTGACGGGGCCCAACGTAGTGGGCAAATCCGCGCCCTCTCGCAAGGGCGGTACCGGGCTGACGACGCTCGGCCGCGACCGGTTGGTTCGCGCTTACCGGATCGGGTGGTAGCCGATGCCTGCAGTTGCCGCTGCCATCCCTGGAGTTCTGATCAACCTCGCCATCGGCGCGGCTGTCAATGTCGGGGTCGGGCTGATCTCGAATGCCATCTTCGGATCGGGCGACCCGACGCGTACCAGCCGCGGTGTGGAGCGCGAGCCGCGTGCCGGCGTCAACCAGCCAGTGCGGGTTATCTTCGGCGAGCGGGCGACCCCTGGCCGGTTCTGGCACCAGAACTCGTACGGCAACGACAACGAGTATCTGCAGCTCGTCTTCGAATGCGGCCGGACCGAATACGACAGCATGGTCGGCATCCTTGCCAACGGGAAGGCAAGGACGCTCTCCGGGTCCAACGCCAACCCGCGCGGTCGGGTGATCGATGAGTACACCAGGGGCGGCGTGCCGCATGCCTGGGTGAAGTACTATACCGGTGCCCCGGGACAACTGGCCGACCCCGAGCTCGTGGCGCGCGCTGACCCGCCGGGCCGTTGGCCCGCGACCAAGAAGATGACCGGTACGGCCTACGCGATCGTGACGGTGCGCTACAACGAGGAGGTGTTCGAGGAAGGGCTGCCCGAGTGGCAGTTCGTCTGGCGCGGAGCGAAGTTCTACGACCGGCGCAAGGACTCGACGCAGCCGGGTGGCTCTGGGTCACATCGGTGGGGTCAGCCCGAAACCTACGAGTGGACGAAGAACCCGGCCGTTATGCTCGACAATTTCCGGCGCGGCCTGTGGATCAACGGCGTGCGGGTGCTGGGCATAGGTGTGGGCGAGAGCGCTTGCCACCACGCGCGCTTTGTTGCCGCTGCCAACCTCTGCGACGAGACCGTATTCTACGAGGACACCGGCAGGAGCCTGCCGCGCTACAGCTTCAGCGGTGAGATCAGCGATGCTGAGGATCAGATCTCGGTGGTGCGCATGTTCGAGACCGCCATGGCCGGCTACGGCGCTGAGTTCGGCGGCGCCTACGGGCCGCTGCCGGCGCAGACGATGATCCCGGTGATGACGCTGACGGACAAGGACCGGGTGACCGGCGAGGACGTGAGCGAGCGGACCCGGCTCGACCCGACCGAAACCAAGACTGCCTATAACGGCATGTTCGTCTCGCCAGAAAATGGCTGGGTCGAAAAGGAGTATGGCCTCCGCAAGGATACGGCCATCGAGTTCCTTGAGGGCGGGCGCCGGCAGGGGAAGCTCGACCTGGAGTTCATCATCGAGCAGGAGACGGCCGGCTGCGTCGCCGAGATTTTCCGGCGCCGTGATCGCTACTCGGCGACCGAGGTGGCTGTGTACGGGCCGAAGGCCGCGAAGCTCGAGCCGGGCGATGTGGTGACCCGGGTGAGCGAGCTGTTCGGCACTGTGCCGATGATGGTCTGGGGCATCAAGGAGCTTCCGGGCGCGAAGTATCAGATCACCTTGCGGGGCTGGCACAACTCCATTGTGCCGACGACGACGGCCGGATTCCTGCCGCTGCTACCCACGCCCATAGCTGCGCCGGTACCGGCTCGGCCGATTACGGTCAGCGGGTTGCTGGCGGTGGCGGCAACGCAGACCTCGGGCCCGAACACGGTGCCGGCGATCCGTGTCACCTGGACGCCGATCACCGATCGCACCGTCGACCGGGTGATCATCAAGTATTGGCGGGATGGCGACCCCGACGATGCGCGATACCTGTCGGTCGACGAGCCTGGCGCCGGCATCGCGGTCATCGAGAACCCGGTGCCCGAGGCGGCTTATACGCTCGCTGCGACCATTGCCACGACGCCCCCCCGCACCACCATTTGGTCGGCGGAGCGATCGGTCACCACCGGGCCGCTGACCGTCGCCGCTGTGCCGGGTCCCGGCAGCGTCGATTACGCGGCGCTCGGGGCCGAAGTACAGCATTCGCTGATGTGGATCAGCTCGGGCGTGCGTTCGGCGCTTGAGGCGTTCAAGCACATGGGGTCGCTTATCGGCGAGCAGGACCTCGAGAACTACGAGCAGCGGCAGCAGCTGCGGCGGGAGATCGGCGTTCGGCTGGATGAAGTCGAGGCGAGCTTCACCGAGGTGATCGAGGTGGCGCTCGGGCCCGGCGGAGCAATCGCCACGGCGTTGTCGTCACTCTATGCGGCGATGGGCGGCAATGACTCTCAGGTCAACGTGCGCTGGGAGGCCGTCGCTGCGCCGACTGGCTACGCCGCGCGATATGCCGTCACGGCAGAGGTCAACGACGGCAGTCGTCGGGCCGCCTCCTTCATGATCGACGTGCCCGTCAATCCAGCCCTTCGCACTAGGGTCGTGCTGGCGGGTGGGGAGATCGTTCTCGCCACAGGTGATGACCCGAATGACCTGAAGGTCGCGCTGGTGGTCGAGGACGGCGAGATCAAGTTTGCCGGCGCCCGGGCGGGCCGCATCACTTCAGCCGATGGGACGTCGATGGTCATGGACTTCGACGACCCCGAAATCTACATGGAAGCCTAGTCGATGGCGAAGATCTGCTTCCGGGCCCACAACGGGAAGGTAGCCATCTGGGTGAAACCGCCGAGCGGTGACCCGCTGGCGCCATTCAATGATCCGTTGAACAACCTGCAATACGTGCGGTTTCACTCGGATTTTCAGTACCTGTCGGACGCAATCATCGGGCTGGGTCGGACGGTGAACCATACGTCAGTCGCCGGCGTCACCGGCACCGGCTTTACGGTGTCGGCCGGCGGCTCATCCTCTGGCGCGACGCAGGCGGCCAACGGTCAGGTCGTGACCGCCACCTACGACCTCTACACCCATAACCTGGGCTACGTGCCGCTGTTCTTCGTCGTCTACAATGGCGAGATCATTTCGGGCTGCAACGTCGTCCAGGAAGATACCGAGTACCGAAGCCGGACGGTTTCAGTGTTCGCCACCACGACAAAGATCAGGCTCAAGGATGTGGGCTACTCGAGCGCCAACAGCTTGGGTGCGGTCAGCCGCTCCTACGATGTCTACATCTTCAAGAACACGGCCCCGGATATGTCCAAGCCGCTCTTCCGAGCGAAGCCTGGGCTCTCCTCCGAGGCGGTCGTTATGGGGCACGGCAAGATCACCAGCGATCAGCGGGTGATCCGCCGCGCCGCCTCTGGTGAAGCGCTGCTGTACTTCCCGCTCGATCGCGTCGCCGACATTGGGAACGGCGCGATCCGCACGATCTCGCCGATCTCTGGCGTTCACAACGTCGGTAAGTACCTGGGGCACTTCTTCTCGACCAAGGTCATTCCGGTAACATTGTAGGGGGCCATGGTCACCAAGTATCAACACTCCAACGAGCGACTGCTCGTTGAGGAGGATGGCGTTGTCGTCTTCGACACCGACCTGTTCCCCGTCCAGTTGTTCCCCTCGTCCGAGGTGATCAGCATCACCGGCAAGACGATCACCTGGCCGGACTTCGTCAAGGGCAATGCCTACGGCTTTGCTCAGGGGATGAGCGGCGGCTCCCTGGTTGGATCGTGCCATAGCTATGCCGGTATCCCCGGACAGAACTGGGGGTCGCCGGATGCCACTCCGCCGCCGGCGAGTGGCTATGAACTGAACGACGAAATTATCGGGGTGGCGCCGCCTGGGACCGATCTCCTCTACGTTCGCGTGAAGCTGACCCGGACGAATGCGCCGGACCAGATCAACGGCGTCAGCATTCCCGTGCTGTTCGAAGAAGGCCAGTGGGTCACCTGTGTCGGCGGCTCGCTCCCCGTCGAGCGCCTCTTTCCGATCGCCCGCTACATGGAGATTGTGCTGCGCCGCGACGCCAATGGCGAGATCGACCCAAATGTTGATGGGACCGTTGACATTCTGCTGCGTCGCAAGCAGTCCGCGGACTCCAGATCGTACTCGTTCTATCGCTTCGGCGGCGACACACAGAACTCCGGCTGGACCGCTGGAGGAACCGGCGGGGCCTTCAACTATCCAGTGTTCTCGCTGCAGGCAAAGGGACCCGTGGTCGACCCGACTGGCGTCGGCGGCCGTCAGGCACGCGGCGGGTCGGATCAGTGCTCGCTGATCGATGTCTCAGACTACTCCACGACCCTCACTGGTGACATCGAGGTCATCCCCGGTTGCTCGCTGATCACCCCGCAGGACGCGACAGGCGGCGACAGCAAGGCTTACATCTACCTCGAGACACGGCAGGAATTCGCCAACCTCGCAAGCTATTCCCTCCCGGATTTCCAGTTTGGGCCCGCAAATCCCGAGCGCTACATCTACTTCGCGCTCTTCATCGGCAACTGGCAGGACGGTACTCAACGGGACATCTCGGGAGCGAGTATCACCGACATCAATGGAACGGTCATCCCCGCGACTCTCATAGCAAAGAGACGCACTTTCTTTGGTGGCGGGACGACGCAGCGAAATCTCTGCGCGGCGATATTCGCGGCCCACGTGCCGGACGGGGTCACCGGCACTATCAATGTCTCCTACACCGGCACTGCCTGGCAGCTGCAGCTTGCAGCCTGGGCTGGGTACAACATGGACAACCCGCTCACCCCCGTATCCGTCGTTCAGAGCAGCGATGTCTACGGAGGCACAAGCGGGGCGTCGATGGCGACAGGGGCGGGCGGCTTTGTGATCGGTCACTACGGTATCCGAGGCGGCGGCGATCTCTACACTGAGGGCTTCTTGGAGTGGGAAAACTACTTCAAGCGTCCAGCCTATTTCGACGGAAGCGCCAACTTCAGTCCCGTTGGCGGCTTCGGCGATAACCCGACCACCGGTGCGAATATTCGTGCGCGCTGCCGGTACAAGCCGGGTGATCCGGACAGCACGGCGGATGCCGGCGCGGACTTCGTTTGGGTCGCCGCGGCCTTCGCTTAGCCAGTTCTCTAACATTCGGAGGCTTCTTTGCCCCTTCCGACCTACTACGACACCGGCTCCGCGGCGGTGAACGCCGGCGGCCTGACTGTCACCGGCACCGGCACTGGCTGGGGCACCGACAGCTTCGGCCTGCCGGTAATCGCGGCCGGCGACTTCTTCATGGATCCCGCGCAGCCCGAGATCCCGCCGCAGCGCATCGCCTCGGTGACGGACGCGACGCACCTGGTGCTGGCTCGGCCATGGCCCGGCGCCAACGTCTCGGGCCCGTACGAGGTGCAGTTCGTCGGGGACATCGTGCGCTCGACGGCGCAGACCCGCCGCATGCTCGAGGGGCTGACCTATGGCCTGCTGTTCGAGTGGATCATCGCCCTCAGCCATGAGGATGGGGTGATCAGCGGGCAGATCGGCGTCATCAAGGTCCCGATCCCCCGCAACATTCAGGTGCAGGGGATTTCGGCATACCTCAACGACCCTTCCGACAGCGGCAACGTCGTCCTCGACCTCAACCTCGATGACGCCTCGGTGCTCTCGACCAAGCTCACCATCAACCAGGGCGAGCACTCGAGCGAGGCGGTCGGCACAACTCCGTACGTCCTGACCGAGGACGAATGGGACAAGGGGCAAGTCCTCTCCGTCGACTTCGACACCGCCGGCAGCAACGCCGCCGGCATCAAGCTCACCATCATCGGCCAGCGCCGCAACTAGCAGGAGATATCCATGCCGGCATCTACCCTCACGCTCTTTCAGGACTTCAAGGAGCAGCTCGCCAAGGGCAAGCACGACCTCAGCGGTCACAGCTTCAAGGTCTGCCTGAGCAACACCGCGCCGAGCGCATCCGCCAATACCGTGCTCGCCGACATCACCCAGATCGCGGCCGGCAACGGCTATGTGTCGGGCGGCTTTGATCTCGATAGCGAGACGCTGTCCGAGACCGGCGGTGTCGCGAAATGGACGATCGCCGACGAGGTGATCACCGCGGCCGGCGGTTCGATGGCGGCGTTCCGATACGCAGTGGTCTACAACGATACCCAGTCCACACCCGCGAAGCCCTTGGTTGGCTTCTACGACTATGGCTCGTCGGTGACGCTGGGGGACGGCGAGAGCCTTACCCTCGACTTCGACGGTACCAACGGCGTGCTGACCATCACCTGACGGGAACCGACGATGCTGCTGACCAACCCCTTCCTCTACCGGAAGACGTTGCGCCTCGAGGCGACGCCCAAGGCGATCTCGGTAGTGCCGAACTCCGCACGGTTGCTGCATCGTCGACGTATCGCGGCGCAGCCGGCCGGCGTCATCTTGGCGCCGTCAGCGGCGGGACTGTCTCGTACCCGCGTGCTGCTAGCTCAGCCGGTGGCGATTTCGCTCGCTGGTACGGCTTCGCTGAAACGGCAACTGCTGCTGAAATGCTTGCCGGCCACGGTCAGCCTCACCACAACTGAGGCCATCCTGCAGCGCACGCGGCTGGCGGGCTTTATCAAGGCCGAAATCACCATCGAGCCGCAGCCCGCGCGGCTGTTGCGGAACCTGGTGCTGAAGTGCCAGCCGGCCTCGATAGACCTGACGCCGAACTCGGCCAATTTCCTCAAGGTGTTGGGCTCGATCGAGGCGCAACCTCAGGCCATTGCCATCGACGGACGCGCGGCCGACCTTCGCGCGAGCCGGCTGCTTGTGGCGGCGCCTGCTACAATCGGCGTGACGCCTCGACCGGCGCAACTGCTGCGGACGTATCCGCTATCGGCCCAACCTGTGGGGCTGGCGCTCTTGCCACGGCCGGCGATCCTGCGGATGTCGCGCGTACTGAAGGCGGTAAAGCAGGATATTGCGATCGCTCCGAAACCGGCAGATCTCACTAGAAACGGCGATCCGTACTTTCATTTGGTTCAGCTGTTGCTTCATGGCGATGGCGCCGACGGTTCGACCACCTTCACCGACAACTCATCCTTCGCCCGGACACTGACGCCTGCTGGCAACGCTCAGATCGACACCGCGCAATCACGATTCGGTGGCGCGTCGATGTTGTTCGACGGCACAGGCGACTACGTCATCTGCGATGATCAGGTTGCGGCGATCGGCACTGGCGACGTGACCATCGAGTATTGGGTTCGATGGAACAACGTGACGACGCTAAACCAATGCCAGTTTGATACGCGCTCGGTTGGTAGTGCAAACGAGCCATTGATCGCTACTTCGTTGAGCAGTGGGACGACACTGCGCGTTCAAATTGACAACGCCGATAGGATGACCACGTCCATCGCCATCAACACCTGGTACCACATTGCCCTCACGAGAGCGTCGGGGGTGTGGCGAGCCTTTAAGGATGGTGTTCAGTTTGGCTCGAGTTACAGCAGCGCAACCAACCTCACCGGAAATGACGTTACCGTAGGCGCCTTCCGCGACGACAGAAACACTGTGGCCAACAATAAGATGCGCGGCTGGCTAGACGAGGTGCGCTATACAGTGGGAGTCGCACGATACACAGCCAACTTCACCGTTCCGGCCCAGCCATTTCTCAATTTCTGACTGCTCACGGGGCAGCGGTTCTTGGGGGGCACGTTGATGCTCGCCACACCGAATGGCAACGTGCTATCGGAATCGCCATGTGGCCATTTCTCACCGCCTCCAGTGGAGTTGCTGCCGTCCTACAGGCAGACAAGACGGCCTATCGTCGGGCAGAGGATGCTCTATACGACCCGGACATGGCGGGGCGGTACTTGGGCGACACACAGTCTCTTGTCATTCAGCGGCTGAGGCTTCTAACGGTTGCTCTGGAGGGCGCCAGCACTCGTGAGCGGCGGGTTCTGCAGCGCCGCATCGACAGGTGGGTGGGATTGGATGCGGCCATTGACGCTCAACACCGCGTCAGAGGGTACGTGTTCGGCAACGAGCCGTAGGGAGAGAGAGTATGGCTCTCGCGGTCGCGAACACCTTCTGGAACGGTCCGTCACTGGGGCCGATACACTCTGCATGCCTTCGCTCATTCCTGTCGAATGGGCACACCGTTCGGTTGTTCGCATACACAGCTCCGGCCGACGTGCCGCACGGTGTGGAAGTCTTGCCGGCGTCTGAGATCCTTCCTTGGTCTCGCGTCAGCTGGTACGTCGAAAATGGCCACATAGAACTCGCGTCTGATTTGTTTCGGTACCATCTGCTCGCGGCCTCCGCGGGCCTCTGGATCGATGCTGACTGCTTCAGCGTCAGACCGATCGAGGATGAGGACTACATCTTCGGCCAAGAGACGGTTTCTGGGCTCAACTCTGCCGTACTGAAGCTCCCCTGCGCTTCGCCGGTGCTTCGGGCGCTCTGCTCGATCGACCGAGACTTCATTCCTCCATGGGAATCTCGGCGCCGTAAGCGGAACGCACAGGTGAGACGGATGCTGGGGCGTCCCCGCGGTTTAGAGCGCTGGCCTTGGGGTACCGTTGGTCCAACCGCTCTGACCCACTATGCCAAGGAGCATGGCATCCTGGACCTCGCCGAGCGGAGCGATGTGTTCTATCCCGTCCACTGGGATCACTTGGACCGACTGCTAGATGTGGGGTTGCATCTCTCCGACTTGACCACGCCGCGTACGAAAGTGGTGCACCTCTACACTTCACTGATGCGAAGGCGCTACCATCTCGGAGAGCCGCAGCCGGGCTCGCCCTTGGGGCAAATACTCTCCCTGCCGCAGCCGATGGAGCTCGTCTCGGTTTAGCCGCTGAGAACGCGTCAGCTCGTTCGCTTTCGTCACGCCCTGTTTCCTTCAGCAGTCCGTCACGGCCTGCCCCATTCTAGCGACTCAAGCGGGTGAAAACCTGGCTGCCGCAGCAGGCAGCCGAGATCGCTCACGTCTTGTAGCGCAACCCTCCCCACCTGAAGACCGGAGACCTTCCCATGACACCGATCGCCGATTGGCGCCGGGTGCTTAAGCACGCCTGGAGCGTCCGCCTGATGATTGTCGCCGCGCTGCTGAGCGGCGCCGAGGCCGCGCTGCCGTTCCTCGACCTGCCGATCCCGCGCGGCCTGCTCGCCGTCCTCTCGATGACGGTGACCGCCGCCGCCTTCGTCGCGCGCTTCATTGTGCAGCGCTCGCTGGCCACCCCTTCGACCGAACCTGACTGGGAAGATGGAGAACCCAAATGAAGACCTCGACCAAGGGCGGCGTCGCCGGCGCCGTCGTCGCCGTGATCATGCTTGCCGCTGCGATCGTCCAGCCGTGGGAGGGTCGCGAGCTGAAGGCGTATCAGGACATCGTCGGCGTCTGGACCATCTGCGACGGCGAGACGCGCGGCGTACAGCCGGGCGATGTGGCGACGCCGGCCGAGTGCGATCGGAAGCTCTACGCCAGCCTGGCGGAATACAAGTCCGCGCTCGATCGCTGCCTGGTCTACCCGCTGCCGCCGAAGACGGCCGCCGCTCTGCTGAGCTGGACCTACAATGTCGGGGCCGGCGCGGCGTGCGGCTCGACGCTGGTGCGGCTGGCCAACACCGGCAACCTCAAGGCGGCGTGCGAGCAGCTGATGCGCTGGAACCGAGCCGGCGGGCGTGAGGTGCGCGGTCTCACCAACCGGCGCGCAGCCGAGCGCAAACTTTGCCTCGAGGGGCTCGGCTGATGCGTCTCCCGCTCTGGGCCTACGGCCTTGCGGCCGGGGCGCTGCTGGCCGCTGGCTGGGCCGTCTACTCCCACATCCGCGCCGAGGGCTACCGCGAGGGTTTCGCGGTGGCCGAGGCCGCCTGCGAGGCCGAACAGCGAAAGCAGGAACTCGCCAACCGCAACGCGATCGACGCTGCCAACAAGCAGCTGCTCGAGCGCGCCGAGGAACTCATGAAGAAGGAGCTGCAGCTCGATGACTACGTCAAAGCGAATGATCTGCTGGCCGCTCAAGAGCTTGGTGCTGGCGACAAGTGTCTCCCTGCTGGCAGCGTGCGCCGCCTCAACACCATCCGCTAGGGCGTCAATCCACCTGCCGCCGCTACCGGCAAAGCTGACGAGCTGCGAGCGCCCGGTACTGATGCCCGAGGTCGAGCTCAACCAGGCGCAGGTCGAGCAGTTGTGGGCGCGCGATCGCGCCGCGCTGGTGAAGTGCGGTTTCCGGCTCGGCGACCTGGTCGCGTTCTATGAGGATCTATCGCGGCGTCTGGACACCGCAAATTTGCGGAAGTAGCGGCCCGATGTCGCGCACTCGATCTTCAACTCCGCCAGCGTCACGGCGACCAAGCAGCGGGGGCAACGTGGCCGATCAGAATGCACTGCTGCTCAAGATGCTCGAGCAACTGAGAGACGACTATGCGCGCGACCAGGAGGCGGCCCGGGAGAGCCGTGCCAAACTGCACGAACGGGTGGACGCAATCGGCGAGCGCATCGGCAAGATGGAAACGACGACGGCTCTCGCCGGCCAGATCGATGCCCAGGTGCGCACCGAGTTGGATGGCCTCAATCGTCGAGTGCATGACGGGCTTGGCGCGCTGAATGGACGCCTCGACCCTGAGAAGGGCGACATCGGCTCGACCGTTGCCGCCTGGAACGACATGCTGAAGACCGGACGCCGAATATCTTGGCTGCTCGGCATCGCTGGCATCACCTCGGTCGGGACCGGGCTGGCGCTGATCGGTGGCGCATGGGATGCGATCAAGGCGTGGCTGAAGCTGGGTTAGCAGACGAAATGGATGGACCCCGGCGGAGGGGCACCGGGGTCCGAGGAAACGTCCCTAGGTGTTTGGTGTCGGTCAAACCCTTGGGGCTTTCATCAAACTGCCTTCGCGTCCGTTGGTTCCCTTGCACATTCGTTCGTTTTTGCTCACTGACCGGCGCTCAGTGTCGTGGTCCTGCTGCATCCGAAACCGACACACCAGCCGAGTCGAAAGCGAGCGTTTCGTTGCCGTCGCTCCACAGGTGAACGGTGGCGCGGCCGCCGGTTTCATTGTGATATTTTTCGGCAGCTTCGATCCTGGCGGCAACTGCCTCGGTCTGTGTGCTGTGGACACGAAATCCAGGGCCGCTTTGGGTATTGGCCCTGCAAATTCGCTGACATCTACTTGGAACGAAGTTGTCAGAACCGGGTTGTAAGAGCTGTGTAAGTAGTATTGACGCTGCATACTTAGCCCCGGCCCCTCCCTCGATGGGTCGGGGTTTTTTGACGTTCAGCCCGTTACCGTAGTGTCGGTGAGCGCCGGACCGGGCGACGTTTCAAAGGCCAGCCTCACCGAAAAGGCCAGCTCGTCCTGCAGCCGGACTCTAATGACAAGGTCCTTGGTGGACCCATCGTACGGCAGCAATTCGCGAGCCAGTTCCGTGAGCGCAAGGACTGCCTGGTGCCGAGCCCGGAGGTCGCTTGCGCACTCAACGCCCAGGTCATCTCTTGCCCAATGATCCCCGTCAAAAATATCAAAGAAGTACCGCATCATAGCCTCCCGCGTTAGCGCAAGACGTGGCAAGCCGGGCTTGGTTGCAGACTCTCGGCGTGAGTTGAACACGAACGCTTGCAGGCAGGGCGGGGACGTCGCTAAGCTTCGACCCGATGCTGAAGGCCGCGGCAGTGGTTGCGCAAGCCGGCCCAATGGAGGAGCATCATGCTTAGGGGGCGATACGGCGTTGGCTGGATGATCGTGGCGTGGCTTTTACTAGTCGCGCTTCTCGGAGCGGGCATCTACTTAGTCGCCAGCGGAGCTCACCTGTTCGGGGGTAGCGCCTAACCCCTGAGGACGCTGTCGAGCGCGGCGAGATAATCGATCACAGCGGGCATCTCGCGAATATCATCCATCTCAAGAACGAACGCCTGACGGGCCATCTCCATCTCTTTCCGGAGCGCGGCGAGCTGCATTTCTCCGGCCTCGAGAGCGTCTGCAGTTTGGTGGCGAGAGTTGTGCATAGCGCGCAATTGAAGTGACTTGCTCCGCCAACGCTTCAGGTCGGACAGGTACGGCGCAACCCTCTCCCTCGCCAGCTTTCGTTGCGTGATCAGCGGACTCATGACGCGCGAGGGTGACGAGTGTTCTTCGTACATGATGAGGCTCCCATTGCTGTTCGAACTTCCAAAAGGGTTAGCTGGTTCCCGCAGGAGCCAGCGAACGCGCGCGGAACCAAATCGCATGTCTCCTAATTAGAACTGGACTTGAGGTTGTCCCTCCCTGTCCTCAGGTATTGTGTGCCGCCGGACCCCGCTGCCCCCCAGCCGGGTCCGGCTCGCATTCTAGGGCTGCCTTCTGACCAGCCACACCCGTCCCTCGATCGAGTGCGGCTCATCCTCCTCCTCGAACCCGAACCAGCCGCGCCAGTAGTTGAATTGCACGCGTTGCAGGGCAGGATCGTCGGTCGGGAACGTCCACCTGGCGAAATCAGGCTCCAGGAACTCAACGGTGGGCATAGCAGGCTCTGGCAAGCCGGCGCCTGGCGTTTTAGCGGCCGACATGTCGAAGCCTCTTGAGCGTGCCGTGGCGAAGCATCCCCTCGCCGCGCAGATGCCTCACCGTTGCCGCCAGCCCCGGCCGCAACCATGTCCCGCGCCGTTTCAGCGGTAAAACAGGGACCTCGACCGTGTTCGCCTCGACGTAGGCCCAGAAATCCTCGCGGTCCGCCGCCTTCAGCGTAATGAAGGCATCCCCCACATAGTGCAGTCCATGCTCGTCTCGCCGTGCGAGGATCGCCACCGGTGCCCCCGTCGGCGACAGGTCGGCGCCGATCACCTCGAACTCGCCCACGGTGAACGTCTTCGTCTTCAGCCAGGTATCGGCGTCGCCGCTCTTGTAGCGGCTGCCGCGCTTCTTCGAGACGATCCCCTCGAGGCCCATGGCATCGATGGCGGTAAAGGCCTCGGGGCCGTCGGCGCCCAGCTCCTGGCTGAAGGCGAGAGATGGCGCCGGCGCGCTCTGCATGAGGCCACTCAGCATTGCGCGCCGGCTCTCCACCGGCCTGCTGCGGACATCCTCCCCGTTCAGATGCAGCAGGTCGAAGGCGACGAAGATCAGATCCTGGGGCCGCCAGCGGATGGCCGCTGGTAAGCCTGAGAAGTCGGCCGCGCCACGGGCGTCCGGCAGGTAGACCTCGCCGTCAAGGATCGCAGAGGTGCACCGAAGTTGCGCGGCGGCGGCGACGATCTGCGGATATTTGCTGGTCCAGTTCGCTCCGCTGCTGCTGAAGGCCTTCGCGCTGCCCGCCTCAAGATGCAGCTGGGTGCGGTAGCCGTCGAACTTCACCTCGTGCAGCCAGCCGTCACCGCTCGGCGCAGTGTCGACCAGGCGCGGCTTCATCGGTTGGATATAGCGGAGGGCAGGGCGTTCCAGGAGCATGCCGGCAATTTAATGCGGATGCAGAACGAATCCGAGTCGACTCGCGATCACTGATTCGTTGCTGCGGAACCGGACAGGGTCGAACGGGTTGAGTCGCCTTCGCAGTAGTCAGGCGCGTCCCATGCCGAAGTTCCCTCCCAAGCCGCCGGCACCTAGCGTGCGCACGACAATCGGCGAGGCGATCGGCCGGGCACGAGCCCTTTCGAAGGAAGAGCGGCCCATGTCGCAGCAAGAGGTGGTCCGGGACATGATCGCCAAGCTCGATCTCCCGACAGCCCTCAAAAAGCGGCTCCGCGAGCGCCACGGCTTGAAGGATAGGTAGGATGGAACGGCTGCTTCAGTTTCCAGCGCGCCCAGTCACCAAAGCCGAGAGCGTGCTTGCACAGGCTATCGCAGTCGTGCAGGCGGCCACGCCGCCGGACAGCGGCATCAGCCGAGAGGAGCTGCTCGACCTGTTGCTGGAGGTCCTCGACGGTCCGGAAGCGCTGGAGGTCTATAATCGGGTTATGCAGACCTACTGACGCTTGCCGGATCAACGGGTCACTCCATGTCGGGGATCGCGCCCCACCGGAAGATCACCTCGGGGTCGCCGAACACACCATTGGTGAGATCGGCCGAGCGCGACCAGGCGATCGCGCCGGCATACTGCCCGCTGCCGGCCCATATACGCGCTTCGCGGCCGGCGCGCTCTTCGCTCTGCATCTCGCGCGGCTCGAAGGCAGGGCGCAGTTCGCCCTCCTCGTCGCGCACGAAGGCCATGGCCACGATCAGCTTGGTTGGTTTGATCTGGGGTTCCATCCTGGGCTCCTTTCGATGCCTCGCAGGGCGAGATAGCACACCCATCAGAATCCGTCTGTTCTATTTTTGTTCACGGTGGTATGAGTCCTCACCTCTGATGGAGGTGACCATGAGTTCGATCGCAATCGAAGCCAAAATGTCCACGAGGGTACGCCTGCTCCGCGAGCGGCACCCGTACATGTCAGAACTGGATTTGGCCATGCTGCTCGGCGTTCCCACGAAGCAGGTTCGGTCTGCCCTCGGTGCCAAGGACAACGACAAGCCCAAGTCCAGGATCACGCCGCGAGGCCGTATAGGCGTCACGCCGGCGCACATGCGGCAGGGGGTGTGACGTGGCATTCGTTCGCCTTTCACCCGGAGAGTTCACCAGCGCGGGGCGTGCGGCTTGGCTCGAGCAGTTCGAGCGGATCGGGCGCGATCGGATCGAGGCACCCAATGCACCGGCCGTGCACGCGCGCAAGAAGACCTCAGAGCCCGCGATCGAGGCCGATCTCGAATGGGACGAGCCTCGGCCGGCATGAACGATGCCTACCGCCTACCGCAGAGAGCGCCCCTATCCGGGGAAGTATCGAAAGCTCGAGGATGCCGCGGCCGACCACCAGCTGATCGAGGTCTACTGCAGCGGTTGCCGGCGCCTGGTGCGCTATCTGGCGTCGGACCTGATCGAGTTCTTCGATGAGCGCCGAGACGTTATGGAGCCGCCATTCCCATGCTCACGCTGCGGAACCGATGCGCGCATGAGGGTCAACGTGATCAGTCCTGACGCCGGCGACTATGGCTCACTGATCGTTCGTCGGCCCGGGCCGGTGCTCTACACTCAGACGTGGCGCTGGACGAAGCTTGGCGATCCCTAAGGGACGGGCGTTCGGGTACGCTGCCCCGGTCGGCAAGTTGATCTCTTAACCGGGCAACGCATATTGTCCTCGCCGGAGGGCAAAATGGCGGTTGGTGGAGATGAACTCTTAACTGAACAGGACGTGGAAAGCGCCCTATCCAAAGCCTATGTGCAGGCCATCGCAGGCCATGCAGGCTATGTTTGCGGCACACCGCCCGAGCCCGATCGAGATAGTGTCGACATCCAGATATCGGCAGGCGGGCCCATGCGCCCTAAGCTGGACGTTCAACTCAAGTCTACAATGAATCTCCGTGGAAACGCTGAAGCCTTCTCCTATGCACTGAAACTGAAGAACTATGAGGATCTTCGGATCGAAACGCAAACTCCACGGATTCTGGTGATCCTTGATTTGCCCGATGATCGCTCCGTGTGGCTAACGACACATGTGGACCAACTGGTAATTCGGCGCTGCGCATATTGGCTCTCCCTGCAGGGAATGCCGGCTAGCTCTAACACTTCCAGCGTAACCCTGAACGTTCCCCGGTCGAACGTGTTCGACGTCGCCTCGATCGTGCGCCTGATGGAAATGTCGCGGACGGGAAGAATCCAATGA